ATGAATGAGAGAATTGATCAGGTATACAATCACCTGTCTGATGTCAAAAATGACGCGTCTCTCGCATGCGCAGTTACTCGTATGGAAACAACGTTATCTGGTATCGAGCAAAAAATGTCCTCACTGGACAGTATCAATAAGACACTTGCTGAGCATTCCCATAAATTGTCTGAGTTAGCTCAAATAGACAAAAAGCTCGAAAAACTCGATGACATAGATGATACCATTAGAAAAGCAAAGGTTTATATCGGCGTGAGTCTGGCGGTGATTTCATTCTGTGCTGGTGTAACTTGGTGGCTTTTTGGCAGTTATCTTGGAAAGGTGATCGAGGCGCTGAATGCGCTTGTCCTGAAATAATTCCTAACCCCGGCTATGCCGGGGTTTTTGCATTAGCTAAAGCGACATTAACCTTTCCAACAGTTGCTCCTTACGGGCAACTATCCAGCCTTGCTGTTCCAGATAAAACTTAAAACGCTCCAGGGTACACACCATTGCGTCGGCTGGGACTTTTTCCGTGAACTCAACCTGACCGTGGCTATTGAAATGGATCAGCAATGCGCATCCATCATTTTCGATGGGGGAGTTTTGCGCTGCTGGTGGTTGTTTCTGACTGAAATAACAATCTTCCAGTTTTTCGAACACTTCCCACGCCTGATCGGTTTCGAGCATTTTGGCATGGCGGGCAGCGCCTCGTTCCGTCCAGAGGATGAGGGAGCGGGTTTTGGGGGAAATTTGCAGGTAACTAAAAGTTACTCGCAAATTTTTCAGATCATCGCCAACGACTTTGAAATAATGCTTCCCTTCCAGAAAACGAGTTTGATTACGTGAATGATTCATTTTTATGTTGGCAACATCCGTTCCATAAAGATGCGCCAATAGCTCGGTGGTTATGACAGGGATCTGGTTGTGGGTAATCGGGGAAAGAGTTTCAACTGCGATTTTGGTGGCCATAAGATGATCCTTTTTCTTTGTGAATCATCACCACCTGCGACGCCAATCGCTTGGTGGTGAACTGTGCAGGGTTGGCGTAACCGGGAAAAAGGAACCGGCGCGGATTGCTCCGCCCCCACACAGCCCACCATTGAGATGTGACTGTGCAAACGACAATAAAAAAGACGCTGGCGCGTCTGTTGTCGCCTTTTTCATCCGGGACGCCAATCCCGATACCAGATTTTGCTGGCATGTGCAGACTATAATCCCGGATGGTTATTTTTGTCAAACAACCAACTTAACCCATTCCTGACCTCGAGTATCGTTATAGCGATCGGTGGTTGCCTGGACTTTATGTCCCAGTAATGTTTTTGTATCGATACCCTGCGCACGGTACAGCCGTTCTGACAGGGAGCGTTGTTCATGAAATGTTGGTGGTGTTTTTCCTGCTGGTGGAGTTATTCCTGCCAGATCCCGCGCTTTAGCAAAGTAGTCGCTCAGGTTATCTTTACTCATTGGTTTTGGTTGTTTCTGGTGCCGGCTATGAATCAGGTATGGACTCAATATTCTGTCCCTGCATCCATCAATCACTTCTTTTAGCGATATCCCAATGGCATCACAGCGTAGCGTCAGCGGTAACGCCAGACGCATTCCAGTTTTTCCCTGGGTAATATGCAGGTGTTCGTTCCACACATCTGAAAAACACATGTGGCAAATGTCATCACGGCGCTGACCAGTAACAATCGCAAGAAGCATTGCGTTACGGATAAAGTGTTTTTCAGGCGTTGCGTTGTAAATTTTTTGCCAGTCTTCCAGAGTGAGCCTGGCTCTGGTTACTTTAGGGATCGGTTTACGGGTAGCCTCCGGAGGATTCCATCCGGGAGGGACTTCCCCTGCATGCTGTGCTTCTTTATAAATATCAACCCATAATCCGCGATTTACTCTCGCTGTGCTCACCATGTCTTTATCCAGCCACTCGTCCAGTATCAATGCAAAGTCTCTTACTTCCAGCTCTTTCAGTGGGTGGTTTCCCAGGCGGGAAACCAGGTATGCAGCCATTCGCGATTTTTCTTTGTGGGTTGTAGCTGCAATATCTCCATTTTTCAGTCGTGTGTCCTGTATTTTCAGATATCGATCAACCCATGCTTTTAATCTGATACCCCGACGTTTTGTTGCTGACGGACTTTCGTCAATTTTGCGCATGAAATATTCTGCTTCTGCTGCAGCTATTCGCTGATTGGCTGTGGAAGCGATTTTTTCCGCCTTGCCTTTGTCTGTTCCGAGCCCGTGAAATTTTCCAGTCACAGGGTTTTTATACTGGTAGTAAACCCTGCCAGTTCTGCGATCAAACTTTTCGTAAAGACCGGCAACGTCAGTGCTGTTTTTTCGTGGCCTCGGTGACATGAGTTAAAATCTCCTTCAGTGCATCATCATCGCCAGTATGAATTTCCGGCGCAATTCCCGTTTCACCAGGTCCAACAAATACTGCCCGGCGATCTATCAGCCAACGTCCACGAATTTTTTGTGGTCTTGGTACGATATATCCAAGTTTTCCGTATTTCACCAGGGTAGTGTTTGTTATTGGGAGACTGAACCGTTTAGGTTTCCACTCGTCGAGCGTTATCAGGTACTGTTCGCTCATGGTTATCACTCCGGAACGCGCCAGTTGCAGAATACCAACGACAACTGGCGACGGTTGAACATTAAAAATCAGCCTGACTCGGGATCAGTTTTTGCCAGATTACTGAAACGTATTTCGCCTGGTGACGGGCATCATCCAGCGCATTGTGGCGCACGCCTTCAAATGGAATAACTGTTCTGGCATCGAAACCGATAGTTTTTCCCAGTTCAACGATTGTACGTACATCGCGATCGTTGTAGTAACGCCACGGGCAGGGGATGTTCAGGCGTTCGTACGAGGTTCGTAAAATAGTGTTGTCGAAAGTTGCACCATTGCCCCATACCTGAACGAATTTTTCATCCGAGTACTCATTGATGAATTCCCGAAATTGAATAAGAGCGTCAACCAGTTTTACCTGATCAACTAAAATTGCAGATCTGGCTTCGCTGGACTGAGCAAGCCACCATTCGATGGTGGAACCATCAGGAACAGCCCCCGTGTCCATAGCGTCAACCAGGCTGATAACGATATAAAATGTTGGCCCGATTTCCCCGGTCTGCGGATCGAAGAACACAGCACCAATAACCACGATGGGGGCATTACTTTTTTTACCCATCGTTTCAAGGTCGATCATCAGGTGGTACCACACTCTGCTGGTGGATGTGATAACGTGATGACCGTTCACCGCAATTAAGGGATCTGCTGTCTCGCCAGTTTCGCTATCGCTGGCGTGGTCCTGATAGCTGCCAGCATTCTCTTTGTGTGGATGTTCAGCGCCTTCCATTTCCTCCGGATCGTCTTCCTGAACTTCAACCTGATTCTCGTCATCGAATGTTTCCTGGTATGTTGCGTCGCCCATCACCGCGCCACAATCAGGGCAGTTGCCGCCACCGCTCTGGCCGCAGGCGGTGCAGACTTTTTCCGGCTTCTGTTGCGCTACTGGTTCAGGCTGTTTCGTTTCTGGCTCGTTTTGTTGCGCATTTGGGCTGTTTTGTTCCGCTTTCTGGTCGTTCTGTTCCGTTTCTTGCTGGTTCTGGTACACAGAATCGCGGGTCTGGATCCCATTAACCCATTTCGGATCATTCGGGTCGCTAATCCCTGCAACAAATTCACCACGTGATACTGCAAGCAGTTCATCGGCGTCAGGCTGGCTGATATTGGCTGCCTGCATAATTTTGTTTACTTCGTCAGCGGTAACTTTTACCGACTCTGGTTGTGCGATCGTGTCAGATGCACCAGTATTTTGTTGTGAACCTGAGTATGTACCGTTTTTGCGGGCAAAATATTCTTCTTTCGTGATTTCAGTAGCTCCCAAGGCCAGCGCTTTTTCCAGACCAGAAAGTTTGTTTGCGCGACCGTATTTTTCGCCGTCCTTATCGGTGAAAAGGAAGTAGAACGGCCCCTCACGCTCTACAGATGGTTCAGTTTCCAGCGTGCTTTCATTTTTTTGGGTATCAGATACTTCAGTTTCCACTGCATCAGTTTGTGCTGCTGACGGCTGGAGAATATCAGCAGTGTTCTGGTCTGTTTCTTCATCCTCAAACACGCCCTTTGTCGCCAGGTATTCAGTGATGTATTTGTTCAGTGCCACGGGATCTTTGTGAATGTCGAGCGGACGCTCACGGACAAGACCAAAAATAGTCTGACGGTTATAGCGAATGGCATCAGGCTGTTTGCGCATTGATGCGGAAATGCGCTTCCAGTCTTCGCGGTCTTTGGCGATAACTTCATTTTCTGCCCAGCGAAGGATGTTACCGTCAATGCTTCCGGGGTCCGTATCACCAGGCCAGAGATAGCAGGCCAGCTCCCTGTCCAGCGCTTTCCATGTCTGCTTATATTCGCGACGAATGGCATCAGTGGCAGGGTTGATTTTTTCTGCTGAATTTTCGGTGTTCTGTCGGTTGGTTCTGGCGCGGGCGAGATCAACAACAGACGTGTATTTCCCGGTTTCTTTGCGTTCGGCTTCGCGACGTTTTTTCCAGATGCGCATCTCCGCCTGAATTTCGGGCCATTTGGCACCTGGATTACATTTATGTTTAACCCACCCGATGGCGAGCAGCTTAAGCTCTGAATACATGACGTTAACTTCAGGCATTTTCATCAGTGCCTCAACGATATGCCCGTCGAATGTTGCCATGTCCTCCTGCAACAATTCCTGTGCACTAATCACCATATCAACGGTGATGTTTTCACATGTACCGAACTTAACCAGGACCGCGTTCTGTACTTCAAGGGACAGCTTGTCAAAATTGACGTTCATCGGATCGGATTCTGGTTCGACCGGAATAAAGGAAGCGGATTCCTCATCCCAGCGGTTTTCCTGCATATATTCGGTATCCCAGGAGTCGATAGCAGGGCGGGGCATGCCGGGTTTATCCTCGCAGACAAGAAATTTATAAGCGCAGTCCTGAGCAGCCGGATATTGCTCCAGGAATTGCCAGGTAAATTTGGCACGGGCGCGGCGTTCGTCACCGGCTTCAATGGCAGTGGCTACAGCAACTGCACCTTCTTCCTTTATTGCCTGTTCGTCCGGAATGGCGGCGCAAATAAAGACTTTACTCATTTTGTTTTAACCTCATTACAGATTTAAGGGTGAACAAATCCATGCCATTGCTGGCATATAAAAATGAAACTGGATATTAATTACGGCGCTGTTTTAAGTCCTGCCGGGATTTCGTTATTATCCAGGGGAATAACTTTATCGACCGGATAGCAGTTGCCGGGAATTTTCTGTTCTGCTGCGGCAGCCGTGCATTCTTTCATTGAACCATATATACCAGTAACCACATCAACCGGTTCGCCCGTATTAAGAAAAACAGTCAGGACGAGTGCAAATACTGTATTCATTGCCAGCATCCTTTTTGTATCGGACGTAAACGTGCCAGCATTGAAAGAATGCAAATTTTATTTAATAACTCCCGTTCGTGTTTTCTCTTATTAATGGCATCTTCAGTAAATACAGGGTTACTGATTCTGACTCCAATTTCAAAACAACCTTCAGACGTATTAACGTTTGGTAATAACGTTTCCATTATCGCGTCCTCAACAATGAATTTTGTGATGCGGTGCCTGGTGCCTCCAGGTGACGTTAACCAGTTAACAATTAACGCCGGAGTATTTCACGTTACGCCAGTAAAGGACCGCTTTACTGTTTTAACTGTTCCGCGTGCGCTGAGCCGCATTCACCGCGCCACAAAATTCACTTTAAAAAGGGCGGACATCAGCCAGCAATGAAACTGATGCCGCCAAAAGGTAATCAACATGGGTTGTTGCAGCGGGGTTGTCACTCAGGCGTATGGTCAACCTGACAACCCGGCGTCCTCAACGGGGAAGGAATAACCCCGCCATACATACCGCCGCGCCATTTCGCGGAGTGCCACAACCGGAAGCGCACAGACGAAGATGTCAGTGGTACACAACAAAGGGAGGAATGACTTCGCTGTGCGCTTTCGCGTTATGCCCTGACTTTTCAGGGATATATCCTTTCAGTAAACTGTCAGTGCCGGATGCTCACCCGTGTCCGGCGCACGCACTCCACCTGACCCGTGGAGAACTCCTTAATTACCAACCCTCAGGAGGGTGAAATTTATGACACAAGAAGAAAAAGTAATGTTTCTTATGCGCCTGGCTGTGGAAACCTTTAACGCCCATTGCCAGGTGTCCATTTCACCATCTCACGCCATTTCTCTTGCTACCGAGCAAATGGGGGAGATTGACGTCATTTACGATAAATTTGAAGCATTCCTGGATAAGAAGCTTATGGCAGAGAAGCGTCAATAATTCTCATTACCCATCGTAAATATACCGGAGTGGGCTTGATGTTGTGTATTTCAAGCTCGCTCTTCATTACTTCCAGCAGGTTTGAACTGATAATAAATAAATCAGATTCATCGTTATTATTTTTATCTGCATCCTCTTTTTTTGTTTTCAGCTCTTGCGGTGAATGTTCGAAAGAAACTTGCAGGGTATTATTTTTAGCATCCACAGAGCCTAAAGTATGTGCGTATGGATGTGCTATTGTGCGCCCTCGCAGATTTGCGTCATTTTCTAAATTCACTGAACAAAACAGGGCATCAACAAGGCTCTGTACAATGCAAAGGCAATCGAGGGCCGTCGCTGTTTCTGTTTTGATTGATGAAAGAACATGGCCATTCAGGCAAACAGAAATCACCCGTTCATTAACATCGCTTTCCCGCTTTTGATTATCAGAACCATATAGCCCGGTAAACGCATCGCGCACATTACGAACCATATTATCGATGGTTTCTTTTTTTGCGGATTCCGGTTTAATTTCCACCAGGCTATCGCTAAGTGTCGTTGCAGCAATTGTCTGGATTTCTTTTGGTAAATCTTTAAATTCCATTATTAGCCTCGTTGGTCAGCTATTAACGTGGGTATGTAATCATTCTGGCAATGCTTAATGCCGCTGCTTTTTCCAGCCTGGTGATATCCTGCTCCAGAGCGGACAGATTTTCAGCTTGCTTAGCCCTGGCTTCATTGGCCCACTTCAGGTCCTGCGCTGCCGTAATTTTCTGGCGCATCCACTCATAAAGTTCATCATCGGTATAGTCTGGCGCGATGATGACGGGTTCTCGTTTCTGCATACTGATTCCTCGCGGTGCTGTTTCGCTTATCAGCCGTTAGATTTTGCCGAACTGGAAAGCGCCTGTTTAAACTCACTGAAGCTGAGAGCTTCTTCGCCTTCGGCAAGGCCTTCGAAGTATTCTTCGTAAGCCTTTTCCATGATTGCGTCGAAATCCATATCACTCACCTGAATTTCTTTCCAGCCAGCGACGTGCGCCAGTTTCGGTTTTAAACGTTTTGCTTTTGGTATACGTCATCGCGGTGAATGTGCCGTCCTGGTTGGGAAACACGCCGTATACCAGAGATTCGTTGTTACCAAGATCGATAGTATCCATGTTGACCTCATTTCCCCTTAACGCCAGGGTGGCGGAACTGTTTGCTGAGAACACCGTGCGGTGTCTTGATGGAAGATAATTTAGTTTTCTCATGGTAATAGGTCAAGTGTTTTTGATGAGAAAACTCAATGTTTAATGCAAAACAAAGCCAATACATTGAAATGTAAGGCTTTAAAATTTGTGAAGGAGTGGGTTATTGATGTTTGTTACGTTTGCGAGCTTCTAGTAGCTCGGTAAATAGGCGATTAAAATTCTCAACACGGGCACGGAGTTCGCTGATTTGTGCTTGCTGCTCTGATTTTGGAAGTGCGCGATACAATCGCAACATCTCCAACTCATCTTCCGATAAGTCTAAGGAGCTGTTGAGTGCAACTGGGGGCTCTGGTGTTTTATCCTCGTCACCAAACAGTATCCAGGTTGGTGAACATTGCAATACCTCAGCCAGGCGATGCAAATTTTGCCCGCGCGGGGCTGTATGGTCGCTTTCCCATAGTGAAATTGATGAGCCAGATACGCCAGCAGCCTTGCTTAAATCGTTTTGACTTAAACCAACCTGTTTGCGTCTTTCTCTAATTCGTTGACCTAAAGTTTTCTCGTTCATATTTAGATATCTTAATAACCCTTGACTTGAGATTCCTTGAGTGATTACTATTGAGAAAACTCAACTTTGGAGGGGCGATGTTTAAATCGGACGTAATTAATTTTTATGGGACGAAAGCCAAAGTAGCGAAAGCTGCTGGTGTTGATCCATCTGCTGTTTCTCAATGGGGGGAACTGGTTCCTGAAGGCCGCGCGATGCGCCTGCAAGAGGCATCCGGCGGGGAACTTCAGTACGACCCCAAAGTTTATGACGAATATCGTAAGGCAAAGCGGGCGGGGCGGTTGAACAATGAAAATCACCCCTGAACAGGTTTGTGAAGCTCTGGATGCCTGGGTATGCCGACCAGGAATGACACAGGAGCAGGCGACGATATTAATCACAGAAGCCTTCTGGGCACTGAAAGAACGCCCGAACATCGATGTTCAACGTGTCACGTTTGATGATGGCGCGGTTGATCAACGGGCGCTTGGTGTTAACCGGGTGAAGATATTCGAACGCTGGAAAGCTATCGACACCAGGGATAAGCGTGAAAAATTCACGGCGCTGATTCCGGCAATTATGGAGGCTATCCGGATAAGTGATTTCTGGTTGTATCGTGAAATTACTGACGGAAAAAGCATTACGTACATGATCGCCGGGTTAAACAAAGAATATGGCGATGTGGTTGAGTCCGGTCTGCTTTTGGCAGATCCCGCTGTTGTGGAACGTGAGACTGACGAGCTTATAGAAAAAGCTATTGCTTTCAAGCATGCGTATCGTCAGCAATACCAACATTACTTTGCAGATAAACAAATGTCTGCCTGGGGTTCGTATGAGTATCGATGCACTACGATGGGCTAAAAAGGTGAAAACCGGCAGTTCATCCAGTAAGTCAGTATTGACCTGGCTTGCTGATATGTGCGGTGCCGATTTGTGTGCATACCCGTCAGTATCTGCACTGGCAGAAGTAACAGAACTAAACAAAAAAACTGTGCAGGACAGCTTACGACACCTGATGGAGATTGGGTTAATAGTTGATACCGGTGAGAGAAAAGGCCGAACAAAGCAAATTGTGGTGTACCGACTTATCGGTGTTGAAGAAAGTGTTGCTGAGCCTGAATACACCCAAAAACGGGAGTCTTTAAAGGTGGGTAAAATTGGTACTGTTAATAAAAACAGTGCCGAAAACGGTTATGTTTCAGCACCAAACAGACCCAAAAACGGAACTCTTTGCCGCATAGAAAATAACCAAAGACACCCAATTTTTCCATCAAAGACACCCAAAAACGGATCACGGAACCCAAAGGAACCAAAAGATCTAAACCCCACACATAACGCACGCGAGAGTGCTCCGATCAGTGATCGGGAAGTTTTGTCGCTACAGGCAACACCACCTGCATTCCTGGATGGCCTGAGCGAACCCATCGGAAAATTTCCGATGGCCGATGACTGGCATCCGTCACGGGATTTTCGACGACGGGCTGCGTTGTGGGGGATGGCTCTGCCAGAGCCGGAATTTACACCTGCTGAACTTGCCGCATTCAGGGATTACTGGACTGAGGAGGGTAAAGTTTTCACGCAGGTTCAGTGGGAGCAGAAATTCGCCCGTCACGTAAATCACGTCAGGGCGCAGGCTAAACCAGTCAGCAAGGGGGTAAACCATGCAGCAGCACCAGGTGGCACCGCATCACGGGCAGTTCAGGAAATTCGGGCAGCACGTGAGCAGTGGGAACGTGAAAACGGATTTATCAGCGACGGAAACGGCGTGGAAGCTGTGGGAACTCATGGGGGAGGTTTATTCGAACCGCTGGACCCAGAAGAACGGGGCCGCACCTTCGAAGCTCTGGATTGCACAGATTGGCGCGATGACTGAGCAGCAAATCCGGCAGGTCTGCCGACAGTGCATGGACCGCTGCCGGGCGGGTGAAACATGGCCTCCGGACCTGGCTGAGTTTGTGGCGCTGATTTCGGAGAGCGGGGCAAATCCATTTGGTCTGACGGTGGATAACGTGATGGAGGAATATCGCCGCTGGCGCAATGAGTCCTGGCGATACGACGGAAGCGATAAATATCCGTGGCCTCAGCCCGTGCTGTATCACATTTGTCTCGAGATGCGTTCAAAGGGGATTGAGCGGCAGATGACCGAAGGGGAGTTAAAACGGCTTGCAGAACGGCAGCTGACGAAATGGGCAAAGCATGTTGGTAATGGCCTCAGCGTTCCGCCTGTCCGGCGGCAACTGGCAGCACCAGAACGCCCGTCGGGGCCAACACCAATTGAGTTGCTGAAACGGGAGTATGAACGCCGGAAGGCAGCTGGTTTTGTATGAATTGTGAAGGTGATTTTTTCAGGAGGATTTATGGCGAAACCTTTTACACCCGAACAACGGGAGGAGCTGAAGACTCGAATCATCGTTCTGGTGCGCAAAAATGGACGCATGACGATGTCGCAACTGGAGAGAGCGACGGGAGCTGGCTGGCATTCGGTCCGACGCTGCCTTGTGGATGTACTGGTTTGTGGTGATTTATACATGTCCGGGGAATACGGTGTTTTTGCATCAGAGCAGGCGTATCGCGAATGGCGTAAGACACCGGAGAAAACAACTGACCAGACACTGATTCGAAAGTTACCAGACGGAGAAATACGCCGCTACGACAGACATCTGAACATAATCTGTCGCGAGTGCCGGAAGAGCGAAGCTATGCAGCGTGTGCTGGCGTTCTATCAGGGTAATTTTCAGGAGATGATGTTGTGAGTGAGTCGGCTACCATTCTCGACATGTGCTGTGGCAGTCGCATGTTCTGGTTTGATAAGAATGACGAACGGGCGATATTTAGCGATATCAGAAAAGAAGAGCACACATTGTGTGATGGACGACGGCTGATAATTAGCCCTGACCTGATAGCAGATTTTCGAGCATTACCATTTGCAGACGCATCGTTTCCGGTTGTTGTATTCGACCCTCCGCATCTTGAGCGTATTGGTGATAAAGCCTGGATGGGAAAGAAATATGGACGGCTGAATAAAGATACCTGGCGTGATGATTTGCGGCGGGGATTTAAAGAAGCCTTTCGTGTGTTGTGGCCACATGGCGTTCTGATTTTTAAATGGAATGAAACGCAAATATCTGTCCGCCAGATATTGGCACTAACCGACGCGAAACCAATCATCAGCCAGCGCACCGGTAAGAACGATAAAACACATTGGATTATTTTTGTGAAGGAGGCGACCAGTGGGTAAATCAAAATGCCAGGTTAATGGCAATCAGATAGAACCGTGTGCGGCATTGGCAAAAGCACTCGAATATGGAAATCCAACATTTAAGAGCAAAGGCATATTTATCCCGGGGCGTGTGAACATAAACACTGGCGAGCCAGGCTTAGACATTGCTCAAATTCACTCTGGTCAATATGTCGGTCGTGGCGTTGCAATGTGTTTTTGCCCGTTCTGTGGTGAAAGTCTGAAAACGTGGGAGAACAGAAATGAATGAAATTAAAGAAATACCAGTAATGCGTGATGAATATGGCTGCTGGACGCATCCTGAATATGAAAAATTCTGTGACGGTCGGGAGTATATTTCAACGGAAGAGTTTAACGCATGGATGGAGGAAAATAATCTTCAATGGACCATCAGAACTATGGATGAAGATGATTTTAATCTGGACGCAGATGGTCCCGATATTGCCTCCTGGAAACCGGAGCGCCCGGAAGGTGAAGGCTGGTTCATTGGTTCCATTCATGACACTGAAGATGGTCCTGTTTGTGTATGGCTGAGAAATAAGGCTGAAGCATAAAGGCGATAAACCACCTGACAACAAAATACTGAAAATTTAAATCAGAAGTGGTTTTTATTAAATCCTTAACCGGAGGGATTCTTGCACCCTCAAAACATCAGGAGGCCGCCCGAAAGGGCGGTAATAAAAATGGCAGAATTAACTAAAGAATGGTTGCAACAAACAATTACTGATATTCAGGTCAATTGAGGTGAGAAATGCGAATGGAAAATTGTTTATTGCCGTATCTGGTGCGGTTTGGGGCGTCATCATTAACAGTTATTCCACATGTCATGATGGCTGACAATATTATCCCGGCACCGAAACGTCGTACCGGTATTGCAGCGGCACGACGTGCAGCAAAGAAACGCAGGAGAGCAAAACGATGAAAAACCGTAAAGCAAAAATTCTATTAGTTCGCAGAAACGAGCCTGGTGTCTGGCAGTGGGTAAAAATCAGCAACAGGCAGCTAGGATTATTCAATTATTGCGGGCTTATGGGGAGCGGTTTTAGCAGAAAACCAAGTGCAGCCCAAAACCGCTGGAAAAACCACTTGCGTACTAAAGGAGAGTGATGTGCCTACATTATTCAGAAAAAAATATCCGCGAAAGAACAGAGCAACAGAATTCCTGTTTCTCATTCTGTTTATCGTGTTGATGATGCCGATATCCCCGTTAATTCTGGTATGGGGAATCGGGAAAATAATTGAGCCAGTTATTGAATTGTATAACGACGTGGTATGGGCGTCGTTCAACACACTACACAATAAAATTAATCCGTATAAGGAAGACTCAAATGACTGAATTAACCAAAGAACAATTAATCGAAGAAGCTAAATTAAAAATAGCGATTGCGAAATGCCACCTAAATTCAGGGATGGCACAGGTAGAGGGTGAGTTATTCAAAATTGCGCTGGCATCGCTGGAAGCAGAGCCTGTGGCGTGGAAGGCAACCTTCACGCAAATTGACAATGAATATAATACGTTCACTGCTCTGTATTCTGACAAAGCAGAAGTCGAACGGTGGGTGCGACTGCATGAAATAGGTGACTTTCGGGCAGAAATAACACCGCTTTACGCAGCGCCGCCAGCGATGGTAGTGCCTGATGAAATGGATTTGCTTACCTGTCATCTCGACGGTGTAACTGAAACATATGCTGATGGCTGGAACGCCTGCCGCGTCGCCATGCTTCAGGCCGGAAGCTTTCGGGAAAATAAGAATTCGTCAACCAACAATTTTCGGGAAATCTCGGAAACGTCAACCAGCTCTCCGGGAACTCCGGCTGGCTGGATAAGCTGTAGTGATGCAGTTCCTGCGGAATACTGCGATGTGATTCTTCGCGATGATCTCGGGAATGTATTCCCCGGTTCCTGGGATAAGGTTTTTTGCCCCATTCGTGGCGGGAATAAGATGGCTTTTGTGGACAAAGACGGCATCGAAGTAGAGAGCTCAACTCACTGGATGCTGCTACCGGAACCACCGCAGGAGGTGAATCAATGAGCTGGCCTGAAGCATTCACCACGGTAGGAATCGCAATGGCGGTGGCGCTGGTGGTGTATTCGATTTGCCGCTGGGGTTGACGTAATTACTAGTCCGGGGCTATATTTTCGACGCGCCAGCAAAATCTGGCGTCGGGATTGAGACCCCGGATGTTTACGGAGCGATATGAGACGCGCCCGCGTCTTTTTTTTCATATCGTTTGCACAGTCATATTCGCGATTTATGGCGGGCTGTGTGGGGGAGCCGAAAGGCTCGCCGGTTTCCGTACCCGGTAGTCTCAACCCTGCACAGGTCGCCACCAGATGATTGAGACCAGAAGGTGGCGATAATGTCCAAATGTACGGAGTTATCGTTATGACCACTCAAATTTCTGTCGAAACTCTTTCCCCGATTACACACAACCAAATTCCCGTTATCACCACCGAGTTGCTGGCACAACTTTACGGCACGGATTCAGATAACATCAAAAAGAATTATTCGCGTAACGCAGATCGCTTTTGTGAAGGTAAGCACTTTTACAAAGTGATTGGTGATGAACTAAAGAATTTGCGGGTGACTTTAAGTCACTCACAAAATCCCATCTCCCCAAAAACCCGCTCGCTCATACTCTGGACAGAACGCGGAGCAGCCCGCCACGCCAAAATGCTCGAAACCGATCAGGCGTGGGAAGTATTCGAAAAACTCGAAGACAGTTACTTCAACCAGTACGAGAAAGAGCGGGCTATGGGCAAAATGAATATCGATTTTCACCTGGCGATCCGTGACGATAAAACTGCTTTCATCCGAAGTTATGCGCCAGGTCAGCTGGTGACGGTTGAAGAAGCACTGACCTTGCTTAAATCGCGCGGTTGGCTGGTAATGCCGCGCGATGAACTGGCCGGAAAATTAATGGAGCTTTAAAGCAGATACAAAAAACCCCTGCTGGTAAGGTCAGGGGTTTTTTTGATGGTTTTCGCGAAAAGTGGTGTGAATTCGCATATAACCACTGTTTTGTTGCTTGTACGGGCAGGCAACACTCAACAGGGTTAAGATTACTTAATTCTCCGCAAATTTCAAGAAATTATTAGCTTTTCCTGATATCGCGAGTTGTGTAAAATGCAACTTGTTGAGAACGTTACTGTTATCAGAACAGGTGCTGAAACGGATTTTCCCCGGTGAAACAGGTGGTGCTGTCAGGGCTCTAACCTGGAAGATGGCAAGCAACACTCAACAGAAGCACGAATTGACTTTGGGGAAATGTAAGAGCCAGTCAATTCTGCCACTTCCTTACGTAAGGAAAACGGATGATGGACGCCCGACACCTGATTAAACAGGTAATCGAGATCATCATTGCTGTTTTACAGCTGATCCTGTTGTTCTTGTAATAGCGGGAAACGTAACTAAGGCGCGTCCAGTTTACCGACTGGCGCGCCTTTAACATATCCGGAGATTATCCGCTCAGCATTTTTTGCTTTAACAGATCAAGTTTTAGCCGATTCAGCCATTAAACCGACCTTCGTTTGTTGATAAGCGGGTATACCTGACTAGAATCGATTCACTTAAGTAGCGCGCAGGGATAAGAGGGATGGACCCTGAGAAGGGGAGAGCTATTTATCTGGAAGGATTCTGAAGATGAAAATCGAAGAATTGCGTGAAATTTTTAGTGAAAATGGCCTCTATGCTGTGCGCGTTGAGAATGGATCTATTGTCAGTTACTGCCGCATTAAATGTTTACAGTCTCAACAAAGGAAGAGTGGAGCTGTGTTAATTCATTTTGTGGACGGACTTATGACGGACGGTTTTATTTTGCGTGAAGATGAATTTGTCACATCATTACGGGGGCTGAAAGAGGCCGGGCTTAAAGCTGGCTTTTCTGCTTTTGAGGATGTGTGAATTCAGCTACAATTCAGCACAGGGCTGAACCCCCTGTTGAGTAACACTGTGCCACCGGAGAAAGCCGATGGCGCAAAATTCCAGACCACACAATTCTGATAATCTCGCCGTCCTTGCCAGCAGGCACGGGCGGCGTTCTCACGCATTCAAATATGACTGGTATCAGCACGATCCCTGCACTGAAGAACAGGCCGAATGGCTGATTCAGAACTACCGCAGACGTGGATATGAGTTTAGGAAAGCCCTCAGCCTCGATTATCTTCACTGGATAATCTACGTCAAGCTGCCGTACTCCGAGCGCCCACCGCGTCCGTCCCGCACATTCCAGCAACGGATCTGGAGGTAATGTGAGAGCATTACTGACACCTGAAATTGCCCCGCGTATGGGGATCGTACTGTTCAGGCCAGGTTCAGAGCTGATGCCCTTGTTTATGCAGGGGCGTGTCTTGCTGGAGCCTGAGCCGGAACGTTATTCATCTTTTGCCAGTGGTGTCGTTCCAGCGGCATTACAACCGTTAGCGGATGATCCCGCTGTTCGGGCCGTATTCCGTAATGAGGCTGTGATCCATCGTGCTGGTGGAGTGGGATGTCTTGAAAGCTGGTTACTTCGTGAAAAAGGTTGTCAGTGGCCTCATTCCGACTGGCACAGCGAGAACATGACCACAATGCGTCACGTGCCGGGAGCAATCCGTTTGTGCTGGCACTGCGATAATCAGCTGCGCGATCAGTTCACAGAACGGTTGGAATCAATGGCAACGGATAACTGTGTTCGTTGGGTGTTGTCTGTTGTCCGTCGGGATCTCGGTTTTGATGAAAGTCACGTTGTGACAATGCCGGAACTGTGCTGGTGGCTGGTTCGTAATGACCTGGCGGATGCCTTACCTGAAAGCGCAGCCCGTAAGGCTCTGAGATTACCGAAGCCTGCTGTGCAGTCTGTCACTCGGGAAAGTGACCTCGTACCTTCAGTTCCGGCCACCAGCATCATCCAGGATAAAGCGAAAAAGGTGCTGGCGCTGAAAGTGGATCCGGAATCGCCGGAGTCTTTTATGTTACGCCCCAAACGTCGCCGCTGGGTTAACGAAAAGTACACGCGCTGGGTTAAGACACAGCCGTGTGCATGTTGTGGTAAGCCAGCCGACGATCCCCATCACCTGATTGGTCACGGTCAGGGAGGGATGGGGACAAAAGCCCACGATATTTTCACGCTACCGCTGTGCCGGGAGCATCACAATGAACTTCATGCTGATCCGCTGGCATTTGAAGAAAAGCATGGTTCCCAGATTGATTTAATTTTTCGTTTTCTTGATCACGCCTTTGCAACCGGCGTGCTTGGGTAAAAGAGGTTACTGATGCGTATAGAGCTTGTTTTGCCTTACCCGCCGACGGTGAACACCTACTGGCGACGTCGTGGCAGCACATATTTTGTATCAAAAGCCGGTGAGCGTTATCGTCGGGATGTGGCGCTCATTGTTCGCCAGCAGCGACTGAAATTAAACCTGTCCGGAAGGCTGGCAATAAAAATTATTGCAGAGCCACCGGATAAGCGCCGCCGAGACCTGGACAATATCCTGAAAGCTCCACTGGATGCGCTGACGCATGCGGGACTACTCATAGACGACGAGCAGTTTGATGAAATCAATATTGTGCGTGGTCAGCTCGTTCCTGGTGGGCGGCTGGGGATAAAAATCACAGAGCTGGAGTGCGCATGAATTACCAGTATTTACAGTTTGTTCGTGAGCAACTCATGATTGCCACCGCCGATTTGAGTGGAGCAACAAAAGGACAGCTTGAGGCCTGGCAGGAGAATGCCATGTTTGAAACAGGGCGTTACAGGCGTAAAAAAATCCGGTACCGCGATGAAGTGACCGGAAAAATGATAACGCGGGATAATCCACCAATCCCGGGAAAACAATCGCTGGCGAAAGGTTCGTCAATTCCTCTGGTAAGTCAGGTTGAGTTTTCGACATCATCATGGCGACGGGCAGTTCTGTCTCTTGAAGAACATCATAAAGCCTGGTTGTTGTGGTGTTACAGCGGCAGCATTTGCTGGGAACACCAGATCGCGATAACGCAGTGGGTGTGGCATGAATTTAACGCACAATCCGGTACCAGAAAAATTGCAGGGAAAACGCTGGAGCGCCTGAAAAAATTAATCTGGCTGGCGGCACAGGATGTGAAGAGTGAGCTGGCTGGGCGTGAAACTTATGAATATCAGGAACTGGCATTACTGGCGGGAGTAACAACAAAAAACTGGTCCAAAACATTTACTGGTCACTGGGTTGCAATGAAACATATTTTCCACCGTCTGGATAGTGAGGCTTTATTGTTTGTGATGAGAACGCGTTCAGAACAAAAGGCGGCATTTTCAAAGCAAAGTGTTGCAAAAGTAGATTAAAAGGCATATATTTCGTGCAAATCTGATATTTTGCCGATTTTGTACGCGATGGCAAAGTAAGCAAGGCCCGCCGCTGAGCGGGTTTTTTTATGTCTGAAAAACGGCACAGGGCGTTAAACACGCTGGTGGTTGCGCAGTGAGCGGTTTGAGCAGGCGGTGAGTGAGATAAGAGAAGTTCTGACATGTAAAGCCGTTGGTTGATTAATGCTTATTTTTTTATAAGTCTTATTGCAATATATAAGTGTGGGGTGTAAAGTTATTCTCGAAATAATCATGTTTTCTCACGAATCAGAGGGGGGATAATGATTGAGGTTCGATGGACAAGGACAGCCCTGAAGCAGTTACTTCGTGTGGATACGCGGTATCGGCAGGCGATAAAGGATAAGGTCGGTGCGCTAAAGGATTTTCCTCTGGTAGCTATGGATTTTAAAAAGCTATCAGGGAGTGATAATCGATTCCGTTTGAGGGTCGGAGTGTACAGGGTTATTTTTGATGTTGAGGATGGTGATCCTGTTGTCCTGGATATTAAGGAAATTAAGCGCAGAAGCACAACCACATACTAAGGGAGGCTGGCGGGAAACCGCCAGTTTGCTGAACGACATTCAATCGCGAAAGGCAATGATATGAAAAACAGTGTCCAGTTTATTACTGATAATGCCGGGATTAGAACCGGGGTCATTATGTCAGTTGCTGAATATGAACGGCTGTTAAGCCTGGCAGATCCTGATGATGATTTTGAAAGCATCAAATATGAAGCCGGAGAGCATGACAATGAGACAATACCTCATGAAGTAGTATCCATCATGATTGATGATGATGTGTCATTGTTGGCAGCATGGCGGATTTACAGGCGAATGACTCAGCAGGAAGTAGCGGAGTGTCTGGGGGTTAAACAGTCAGCCGTATCTCAGTTTGAGAGAGCAGGAGCTCCGCGAAAATCAACACTGGAAAAACTGGCTGAGATTTACAACTGCCGACCAAATCAGTTGGCTGATTGATTCGGTTTTCGTAACGATTGCATTTTTCTTATCTGCTTGCCGTTGTTTGTAGCGTGTTTTTGCATGTTGTTTTGTAGTTAACCTTATGGTTGGCTGGATTTTGTTCATCCATAAAAAAATATCCCTCTCTGATCTTTAAGGTTCGCTTTTGCGGGCCTTTTTTTTTATATCCGCGCCACGCCCGGCGCACATCAAAAACCACAGAGCCTTTCAGGGGTGAGCTTACGGGATGGTCAGTGTGACTTTCTCTGTGGGCTGGTCACCCCGGGGCCTTTACTGCGCAAATCTGAATAACACTACACAAAAGGCATCTGCGGGTGCCTTTGACGGGGTGTTGTTTTTTACGGGCCGCTGGTGGCCCTTTTTTATTTACAGGAGATGTTATGGCAGAACCAGTATCCGGCACGACACAGGCCGGGCTGGCTGTTGGCGGGGTAACCGTTGTCGGCCTGTTCGACTGGATTGAGCCAGGCGTATTAATCGGGGCTTTTGCAGGTTCCATTATTTTTGTTATGTCGGCGCGCGAATACCCGGTCTGGGGAAAATTGCTGCTTTTTATCGCGTCGCTGATGGCGGGAATCGTCGCCGCACCGTTCTCGTCTTCGGTTATCACTTTGCTGACACCGGAAAGCATTTCAGCCAGTCGTTCGGTTGGTGCGCTGGTGGCGTCTGCGGTATCGGTCCGCTTGCTAATGCTGTTGGGGAATGAGCCGTCATCATTATTTGGTCGGTTCTGGCCTAAAGGGAGAGGAGGCGATGGGGGTAAGTAATTTTATTCTTACGCTGAATGCGTTCACCTGCGCCCTGATTGTTCTCGTCCTTCTGGCTTATCAACGAAGTGGCGCAAATTACTGCTGGAAGTCCTCTTTTTGCGCCTGGTTGCTGATGGTTGCCTGCGGCTCGGTAACCATCTTGATTCTGACCGGGGTCTATCGTCATCCGAGCATACCCGAAACTGTTATCAATATCGCACTGCTGGTGACTGTATGGGGTGCCAGGGGAAATATATCTCGACTGGTAAACAGCAGGAAAAATTAACAGGAAAATATCATGACAAAAGACGAAATTTTTGATGCCGTTCTTGGTAAAGAGGGCGGTTACGTCAACCATCCGGATGATAAAGGTGGGCCGACCAAATGGGGAATTACGGAAAAAGTCGCCCGTGCGCACGGATATCAGGGCGATATGCGTAACCTGACACGCGGGCAGGCGCTGGAAATACTCGAGGCGGATTACTGGTATGGCCCACGATTCGACCAGATTGCGAACCTGTCGCCGGATATTGCTGCAGAACTGTGCGACACGGGCGTGAACATGGGACCAACTGTGGCGTCCAGAATGCTTCAACGCTGGCTGAACGTTTTCAACCTGCGCGGGAAACTGTATCCGGATATGGATGCAGATGGACGCATCGGACCTCGTACCCTCAATGCGTTACGGGCATATCTGAAAAATCGTGGCAGGGATGGAGAGCTGGTAATGCTGACCGCGCTGAACTGTACGCAGGGTGACCGCTATCTGGAGCTGGCAGAGAAACGGGAGGCTAACGAGTCGTTTGTCTACGGCTGGATGAAAGAGCGTGTGGCTGTATGAAGCGAAAACACTGGACACACAGAATGCCGAGAACGGCGGCGAAATGGGCACTGGTAGCGATATTAGCGCCTTTTTTATTGGTGGGATGCGTTAGCCTGGATAAGGCGCGCCAGCTTTTCGATACAGCTTCTCAGGTCTGTGAAATTGTCGACGGTGTTCGGCAGTGTATGCAGAACTGATCGCCTGTAATAGCAGAATATTTTGCTGAAAAATGAAGGGTGCGCCAGCGTCCGGAAAGCATGAAATTCTGTGTTTGTGGCTATTCAATAAAATAAATTCTTTCTGTCGCCGCGAATACTCAAATGTTGATCAGTGCCCGGTGCGGCGACGGGCTTCGATATCAGGAGACGATGATGGAAAAAACAGAAAACAAACCGATTGTAATTGGTGCTGATGCTGCTCCGTTTAAGTTTGAGTTGTCTCAACTGGTGGAGATGCGCATCAGTGATGAATGGGGTGAGGTTAAAGCTCGCGCTCAGTATGCGGATGGCGAAAACCAGTACTTACTCCACTACAAAGCTGCTGATGGTCGCGCCACGACGGAGTGGTTTGGTGAGTCAATGCTGGAAGCAACAGAAGATGATCGCCATCCAGGTTGTCCGGTATTTGCCTGCATGAAATTACCGGAAGGCGCAGTCGTTACTGAGTAACAGGCATTACAGCAGCCCTTCAGTGAGGGGCTGCGATAATGCTATCGGCCTGAATATCTCTATTGAAAACAGGAGGCGAAATGTCTGAGCGAAACTATGAAGCGATTGGACGCTGCGTTGTTCTGAGAAAGCGCATTGAAGAAAATCTTTGCGCACTGCAGAAAATAAAATCGGAAATTATTTCTGCTGAAGTTCCGTTTTTATTAGATTGGCGGTTGTGTGGTGGTTATTCACTGGTGTTGAGCGTAGAAGCGAATGCAAATCGCTGTCGTGAATTGCTTGATGAGACAATGCAACTGGTCAGTGAACATAATCAGCATGCAGTGGCGGCAGGACAGGATGCAATCTGTGTTATCCACAAGGGATAAGCACCTCCATGCCATCACGAATCCCCCGCGCATGCCGTAAGCGAGGCTGTGCAGGCACAACGACGGACAGTTCTGGCTACTGCGATAAACATCGTGGTGAAGGATGGACACAACACCAGCGCGGACTGAACCGCCACCAGCGCGGCTATGGCTCAAAATGGACGGTGATTCGTGCCCGTATTCTGAAGCGCGATAAAGGTCTGTGTCAGTTGTGTCTGCGTGTCGGTGTGGTGCGCGAGGCGAAAACTGTCGACCACATCATTCCGAAAGCGCATGGCGGAACAGACGCAGACAGCAACCTGCAGAGTCTGTGCTGGCCCTGCCACAAAGCGAAAACAGCGCGCGAACGAATCAGGTGATAATTATTCTCACTTGTGGGGAGGGCGGGTCAAATCCCTGCAGCCCTGGCTGTCCGGGACCGCCCGCCAACCCTTCTTCGCATCGCCGCAGGTTCGAAAACTTTTTTTTGGGAATGCGATCAAACGATTGATAGGTAAAACCGATTATGTCAGGACCCCCGAAAACCCCGCCACGCCTGCATTTGATACGAGGCAACCCCTCAAAGCGCCCCGTTAAAGACCCAAAAAAAACCGCTAAAAAGGATGAAAAAGGTCTCCCTAAAATTCCGCAACATTTAGGGTCGCAGGGGAAGTACTGGTTCAGGCGAATGGCGGAAGAACTGAATGCGGAAGGGATCATTTCTCAGCTTGATGCGCGTGCACTCGAGTTACTGGTGGAAGCCTACACCGAATACCGGCATCACTGCGAAACACTTGATGCTGAGGGTTATACCTACCGCACGGAAACGCAGAACGGTGATGTGCTGATTAAGGCACACCCGGCTGCTGCGATGAAAGCGGATGCCTGGAAGCGGATCCGGGCGATGCTTGCAGAGTTTGGTATGTCACCGGCAAGCCGGGCGAAAGTAAATACCGCCGGATCGGATGATGTTGATCCGCTGGCGGAGCTTTTAAAAGCGAGAGACTGATGGCAAAAGTGGCTGACGGGATCCGCTACGCCGAACGTGTTGTTGCAGGAGAAATTGTCGCTGGCGAATTTGTCCGTCTGGCCTGCCAGCGTTTTCTTGATGATCTGAAGTACGGCGAAGAGCGGGGGATTTATTTCAGTGAACCCCGTGCGCAGCACATCCTGAATTTCTACAAATTTGTGCCCCATGTAAAAGGGGCGCTGGCAGGCCAGCCCATTGAACTGATGGACTGGCATGTATTTATCCTCATTAATATTTTTGGTTTTGTCATTCCGCTGGTCAATGAAGAGACCGGGGAAGTTGTCATGCGCAGCGATGGCAGCGGACGTCCGGTGATGGTGCGCCGGTTCCGGACGGCGTACAACGAAGTCGCCCGTAAAAACGCAAAATCAACCCTGTCATCGGGTATCGGCCTGTATATGACGGGGGCAGATGGTGAAGGCGGTGCTGAGGTGTATTCAGCCGCAACCACGCGTGACCAGGCCAGAATTGTGTTTGAAGACGCCAAAAATATGGTCAGAAAAGCCCGGTCGACACTCGGGCGGTTGTTTGATTTCAACAAGCTGGCGATTTACCAGGAGCAGAGCGCATCAAAATTTGAACCGCTTTCCTCGGATGCAAACAACCTGGACGGTCTGAACATCCACTGCGCCATTATTGATGAGCTGCATGCTCATAAAACCCGTGACGTGTGGGACGTTCTGGAAACGGCAACCGGTGCCCGTCTGCAGTCCCTTTTATTTGGCATCACCACGGCTGGCTTTAACAAGGAAGGGATTTGTTACGAGCAACGCGATTACGCCATCAAGGTATTGCGAGGCTATAACAGCGACGTGGAGGGCGCGGTAAAAGACGACTCCTACTTTGCAATTATTTACACGCTCGATGAGGGAGATGATCCGTTTGATGAAACGGTCTGGCAGAAAGCGAATCCCGGCCTGGGCATCTGTAAACGCTGGGATGATCTGCGTCGTCTGGCGAAAAAGGCGAAGGAGCAGGTCTCGGCACGGGTGAATTTTTTCACGAAGAAAGTAACATCACGCCGTAACAGCAGTGCGGCCTGTCCTGATTTTTTTAGTAACTAAATGAAAGAAAAAGATTTTTTCTTTTTCGTCGTTTTTGTTTTTTCTGGATGGTTCTGGCTGTTTTCATCATTTGTGTATTGCACTGTGTATTGCAAAAACGGGTTATAAATCACATGGCGCTAAACAAACTGAGCGATAAAAAACTTCGTTCCCTGCTTGGGCGCAGGAGTGAGAGGCAGGAAACCATCGCTGATGGTAACGGGCTTTCGGTACGGGTCAGTAAATACGGATGTGTTAGTTTTGTTTTCTTTTACAGACTGGCGGGAAGGGGAACCGCGCCCATCTGGCTGACACTTGGAAAATATCCTGATCTGAGTCTCAAATCAGCGAGAGAGATGCGCGATCAGTGTCGAACTTGGCTTGCGGAGGGCAGAGATCCACGGATTCAGATAAAAATTGAACGGGAAGCCACCTTGCAACCTGTTACCGTTCGTGAGGCACTTGAATACTGGCTTGATAATTATGCAATGGATAAGCGTAGGGGAGCAGAACATATCAGGCAGTGCTTTGGTAAACATATTTATCCGGTGATTGGTCATGTACCACTTAGTGATTGCTCTATATCTATGTGGATCAAGTGTTTTGACAAAATAAAAAAAGTAGCACCTGTACAGGCCGGAGCTTTGTTGCGTATATCAAAACAGGCGCTTAAATTTTGTAGGGTAAGAAAATACGCGATTAGTCATGAAATTGATGATCTTGAGGTCTGTGATGTGGGAAAAAAGTCTGCGCGAAGAAGCAGGGTTTTAACAGATGATGAAATCAGAGATTTATGGCGAAGTATTAATACTGATTATGACAATCACGAATTATCATATGAAAACCGAATTATTTTACGTTTCCTGGTAGTTTTTGGTTGTCGACTGTCAGAAGTATTACTGTCGTCCTGGGTAGAGTGGGATTTTGATAAGAAATTATGGCGCGTTCCCGCTGATCATAGCAAAAATGGCAGGGAAATAATCAGACCGATTCCTGATGGCATGTTTAACTGGTTAGTTACGTTAAAAAAAATAACAGGTAACAAAGAAAATGTGATTGGGTTTGATATGCGTCAGTGTACGGCAAGCGTAACTATCGGTAAGACATGGAAAAGGATGAAACACTCGGAGAAATGGACGGCGCATGATATGCGAAGAGTGTTTGCCACAAAACTAAGTGATCATGGTTTTGAACATAATGTGGTTGAACAGTTGCTTGGGCACACATTAGGCGGTGTTGCCGGGGTTTATAACAGAAGCCAGTATATGGACAGAAAAAAAGAAGCTATGAACTGGTGGTACGACTATCTGAATAAGCAAATTAGTGGTGACAGTAATGATTCAAATAGTTACGCGTGAAGAACTTGAAAATGATAAAACAATCGACAGGATGATTAAGGAAGATGAATGTGCATGGTTAACAGCTCTTGGCAGGAGACACAGAGCATTACTTGAAAAGGAAGGAAAATTTCCACGTAAAATATGTATTGGCCCACAAACAAAAGTCTGGCGCTTATCTGAGGTGCTGGAATGGGTAAAGGGTGAATGGAAACCCTGAACTAAATTAAATGAGATATAATCAACCCGTCTTTTGGCGGGTTTTTTTATAGGTGATATTTTTATGCAAAAATTTATTTATCCTACACCCGAAGAACGCATTCAGATTCTGAAAGATCATGGCGAACCGTATGATCGCCGTATACGCGAACATGAGTGTGCCAATCGTACCGGGCTTTCAAGAAGCAGACGTTGGGTACTTGAACAGGAGGGAGCATTTCCTGCTCGTGCTCATTTAGGGAAAGTGTCTGTTTCCTGGTTGCTCTCTGATGTGCTCTGGTGGGTTATGCATCCGCCAGGAGTAAAGGAAGTAAACAGCCCATACAAAAACGCCAATAAGTAATTACCGACAACCCCGCACCACGCAATGCGGGGTTTTTTGTATGTGAGGTAGAAAGTGATGAATAAAAATATTGCCGCGACGGGCAAGGGTGACGCACGTCATATGAAAAAATTCTGTGATATTCGTGATCTGGTCGTTCTGCGCTTTGATAGTGTGAACGTTCGCGTGGTGTATCTGAACGGCGATCCGTGGTTTGTTGGCGCTGATGTGTGTGCGGCGCTGGAAATTAGCAACGTTACCGATGCTGTTTCAGTTCTGGATAGCGATGAGGTAATGACCCTAGCTTTAACCGAGGGTCATTCAGGTAAGCGTGGTGGTGCCAGAAGTTGGAATGTTGTATCAGAATCAGGTTTTTACAAGTTGATCGCCAGAAGTCGCAAAGCTGTTAATCCTAGCACGTTCGCCCATCGTTTCAGTAATTGGGTATTCAGAAATGTGATACCGGGTATCAGAAAAACGGGGGCTTATGGTATCCCGTGGGGCGCATTACAGGATTTTTCCCGCCGCAAAGAGCAATACCAGATAAGTGCCAGCGAGAAGGGGAGGGAGCTACAGGCATGTAAGCGCAAAAAGCGTGAGCTGGAGGAAGAAGAAAAAAGGCTGATACGTGAATACCAGCCTGAGTTTTACTTTGGTGAGCGTATTCAGTAACCACACGCGGTGTTGATTATACGGTACATCGTGTTGACCGGGAAGCTACCCACCAGCAAGGCAAAATCTTCTGCTAAAAAATGACATATGACCAGTCGTCCGGAAAGCATGAAATTTTACAAAAATGGAAAATGAAGATTTTTATTGTGCTGGTGGGTAAAAACAAAAAGCGCCCCGTTACCGGAGCGCCATTGCGAACAATTAACCTACTGCGCAAAAAATGAATCTGTGCGGGGGGATTATATCAACCGTGGTCGAAATGACCATAGTTGCAGGATAACAGGCAAAACAAAGGCCACCCGCTACGGTGGCCCCTCGACACAAGCTACACGTTATCCCCAACGCATGAGCATAACCAACAATGCCACATTTACGGCTGGTGGGCAAATCCTGAGCTGTTCTGTAATTACAGGAACTACGGCATTGTCGCGGTTAGGTTATGCTCAACTTTTTTTCAACTCTATATCGCAAGCACGCCGTAATATATCGCCTTCATTGCTTCCGCAAAGATTCTTTTTCTCGAAGCATGATTTTAAGATAAAGGCGGCGACAATTAGAACAATCGCACAGAGTGCACAATTTTTAAGTTTTGGCATCTTTTACTCCTATGGTTGCCGCCGTGATTCCTCACACCACGGCGCTGATAGTAATTATTCTGATTCTTTGGCCTTGCGGCGCTGGCGGCGTTTGATCTCGCCACGCATGGCTGTAACGATAAACTGCGCGTCTGTTTCGTTTTCCTCTTTGACCAAATTCATTTCGCTTAAAACTTCTAGAGGGATTCTAGCCGTTTTTTGTTGTGATTTGTTGTTGGTTGTACCCGTTGGCATTACTAGCCTCCTTACTGTTAGGTGGCGTTCAGTATACGTAGAAAAAAAAAATAAAAAAAAGCTTGAAGTGCAAGTCACCTAAAAGTAGCATAATCCTCAAAGGTGACTTGCACCTTAAAGACAAAGCCCCGCAAGTGTCGTTACCACTCACAGGGCTTCTAACCACCAACGATAACGAGAGTATCGAGGTAGCTATGTTAAATCATACCACACACCCGCAAGGGCGGGACTCGCACAACCTGAATAAATATATCTGGCGTTTTATCGCTCTGAGCACGGCACAACCGCGCGTGATTACCATTGAGGCCACCAGTGAACAGGAAGCCTGTCAGCAATCACCGGCTGGCTGCGTGATGGTATTCGCCGCCCATATTCGTCAGGGGGTGCACCATGTGCAATAACACCCGTCCGGACTCAGCCGCCGAAGCTATCAGAACGCTAATGCACGCGCTGATTGATATTTCATGCACGGCAGCAACCGCAGAAAAACACATTACCAGAGAGACGGAATATGCAGGGGCGATAATCCCGCATTCGCTGGCATATGTGCAGCTTAGTGCCGACATGGCACTGGATGAGGCAGGCAAAATTCTTACCGCAGATATCCAGGGGGGACGCCATGCATAATCATGAAGCGCACTTACCTGTAGTGCTGAATGTGCCATCAGATTATACGGGGCGCGTACTGGTGTATCTGGAAAAAGGCCGGGTTAAATGCCAGTGCCGTTTAATGGAAAACGAATTTATCAGCACTCTTGCGGGATTTTCTGAAATGCTCACTAAATCTGGTGTTAGTGCAGACCAGTTACGCGGGGGCGATTATGCGAAATAAACGTGATATTGAAGACCTGGCATTTGAAGCCCTGCACTCTGCGAAAAAGATCAGGGAAGTCGTCAATATGTGGATGAACAGCCTTAGCACCGATGAATCCGATAGCAGAGAAGAAATTCTTATTTCTTTGTTGTTAGACCTGGCAAATACACAGGTTTCTCTGACATCTGATATTGAGCTCGCCGCTAAAAAGCTGCCTCTGGAGTAAAAAAACATGAAAAAGAAAAAATTCTGGCTTTACTGCCAGCGGTCACGCTCGGCCTGAAATCCGCCCCGGTGATATTTTCCGGGATAAATACGGCAGCACGATAACGATTAAAACTGTCGATGATTTTCGTGTGACCTATATCCGCGAAGGTTATGCGCATCCCTGCGTGTCGTCACATATGCGCTTTGACAGGGAGTTCACCTTGGTAAGCAAAGCACCACCAGCAGAATTAAGCGACATCGACAGAATCATGCGCGTTACAGGAATGGAACGCATTAAGGCAGTACGTGAAATTATTCGTGAACGGGGAAAGGCAAAATGAAGCGCGCACCAAACTTAAAGCACCAGCCAGCCGATAAAATGACGGAGGTTATCATCTTTGCGGGTAGTGATGCGTGGAGCCATGCGAAAGAGTGGCAGGAATGGGCAGGTAAGCATATTGCCGCCGACAATGTGCCGCCTGTCGTTCTGTCAGATGAACACCTGAAAGATATTACCGGTTATCAAATTATTGATGATAGTCGTCAGTGTGTGCGTGTTTACCGCGCAGGGCACATCACTGAACGTAGCCTTACACAGATCGTCACGTTGCTGGCTGTGGCTGGCGTGAAGACCGTATACGAATACGCGGGGATAACTGACACCAGCCCGGCGGATTTATCCGACCAGTTGCCTCGCCTCAAAGACGAATACGAGCGCGGGGAAAGTCTGGTGTTGCCCTTAAAGAAAAAAATCACAGAAAGCCCGGGTGATGATGAATTAAAGCCCCGCGTTGAAAGCCGCGCCGATGGTGTTTTCTGGGTAACGCCAAAAGTGGATAAGCAGTCAGGCGAAATTATCCGGCCTGAGACGTGGTTATGTTCCCCGCTTGAACTACTGGGAACGGGGACAATCGGTAAAGAGCATTACCGCGTGATGCGCTGGAAAAAATTCGCAAATCATGAAGTCATCACAATGGCGGTTCCGTGCGGTGGCATTGGCGACCGTGACGGCTGGCGGCTGCTGAAAGACCACGGACTGAACGTAACAACTAACGGCAAAAATAGGGCTATCCTGGCTGACTGGATGCAGTTAAGCGGAAGCCATGAGGAATGGCAGTTAAGCACAACAACGGGCTGGCATTTTGGCGCGTACATCATGCCGGACGGTTCGGTCATTGGTGATTGCGAAAAGCCAGTCCTGTTTACCGGAAAAACGGCTGCTGTTAATGGCTATTCCGTGGCAGGAACGGCGGAGGGTTGGCGCGATACCGTGGCGCGGCTGGCTGGTGGTAATCCGTCCATGATGCTGGGTGTGGCGGTATCGTTATCCGCACCATTAATCGGGCTGGTGGGTGCTGACGGCTTCGGGGTACATCTTTTCGAACAGTCATCGGCAGGGAAAACCACCACACAGAACATCGCATCCAGTTTATGGGGAGAGCCGGACGCACAACGGCTGACCTGGTACGGCACGGCGTTAGGTATCGCCAACGAGGCCGAAGCACATAATGACGGGCTGTTACCCCTGGATGAAATAGGTCAGGCCGGAAACGCGCGGGAGGTGTCCACGTCAGCCTATACGCTGTTTAACGGTTCCGGGAAATTACAGGGGGCAAAGGACGGCGGCAACAGGGAGATAAAACACTGGCGAACGGTGGCAATCAGTACCGGAGAAATGGACGTTGAAACATTCCTCAAAACGGAAGGGATAAAAGTCAAGGCGGGGCAGCTTGTCCGCCTGCTTAACGTGCCAATGGAAAAAGCCACACAATTTCACGAATACAGCACCGGAAAGGCACACGCAGACGCGTTAAAGGATGCCTGGACAGAAAATCACGGGGCGGCGGGGCGTGAATGGGTTAAATGGTTGGCAGACCATCAGCAGGAGGCAAAGGACACGGTAAGGGCATGCCGTGAACGGTGGCGCAACCTGATACCGGAGAGCTACGGCGAGCAGGTACACCGCGTGGGTGAGCGTTTCGCCATACTGGAGGCCGCGCTTGTGCTTTCCGGTCATGTTACTGGCTGGGATGTTCAGGCGTGCCGCGATGCCATACAGCATAATTTTTATGCCTGGGTGAAGGAGTTCGGCACGGGTAACAGGGAGTTTAAACAGATGGTTGAACAGGCAGAGGCTTTTTTAGCGTCGTTCGGATTCAGCAGATACCTTCCGTGGCCCAACACCGACGAGCGTGATTTACCGATTAAAGAGCTTGCCGGATACAGAAAGGGGAGTATCAGAAACGAAGATGACGAGTTCCGTTTTTACACGTTCCCGCATGTATTTGAGGGTGAGATAGCACAGGGATTTAATCCGTCTCACTTTGCCCGCGCGTTGAGTGCTGCCGGAATGCTGGAAGCGGGTAACGATCGCCGTTACAAGAAAAAGGCGCTCGGCAAAATTGGGGGGAAGCAGCATGTTTTTTACGTGCTGATGTTCCAGCCTGAGGCAGAAGATTAACCCCTGTGTGAGGTGAAAAGTTGCGGGTTATGCGGGTTATCCTGTGTATAAGTGCATTAACTGTATGAATAAAAAGGAAATCAATAACCCGCACGTAACCCGCAAAACGGCAGTTATAACCCGCAAAAGTGCGATTATAACCCGCAGAATTTCACCGTAAGGGTGTAAACAAGCGTAACAATCAACGTTAAAACCGGAGAACAGACAGCATGACAGCACAGATAGCAGCTTACGGGCGGCTGGTGGCTGACCCGCAGTTAAAGACCACCAGCAAAGGGACACAAATGGCGATGGCGAGTATGGCAGTTCCCCTGCCGTGCAGCCAGGCAGATGACGGAACGGCGACGATGTGGTTATCCGTCCTGGCGTTTGGCAGACAGGCCGACGCACTGGCAAAACACCACAAAGGCGAACTGGTGAGCGTGGCGGGTAACATGCAGGTAAGCCAGTGGACAGGTCAGAACGGCGAAATGCGGCAGGGTTGGCAGGTCATCGCAGACAGCGTAATCAGTGCGCGAACGGCGCGACCGGGCGGCAAAAAAGGCCAGCAGGGCCAGGCTACTGACGCACTGAACAGGGCAAAACAACAGGCGGGGAATGATGATCCGTACGGGGACGGGATACCGTTTTAAGCAGTGAGGTACAGCATGATTAAAGACAGCAAAGCGGAAGAACTGGAGGCTAAAGGGCTGTACCGGAGAGCGGCGGCGCGTTGGGCTGATGTTATGTGGCTGGTGAGCACTGACAAGGAGCGCGAACAGGTGGCAAAGCGTCGCGCGGAATGTATCCGTAAGGCAGCGCGCCAACCAGTCATACCGGATAATTTCGGAATACTGAAAGAGGCCATAAACCGCACACATACCGGGATGGGCTTACAGAAACCTGGCGGTGAGATGTTCAGGAACTACCCGAAAAAAAAGGATAATTGATAACGGTTGTTAACTGTTTCTGGTATCGTGGCAGCAGGAGGAAACATGCCAGTGACATTTGAAGAAGTCCAGCAACATAAAAAGCTTCATGATTTTGATGATCTGGAAACCACGACAGTAAAAAAATATCGCCGGCTGCTTTCTTCCGATGCGTTATTTTTTGTGGATCATCATGATTTTCTGCGTAGCTCACTGACCGGGGAAATTTTCGCAACCAACCGTGAGCAGGTGGAAGCGATGATCGAATATCTGTGGAAAATAAGGCGCAGAATGCGTGATCCCGTGAAACGGTAGAATAATAATGGCCTGGTATTTTCCAGGCCATTTTTTTTAGAAGTCGATCTCTGTATCGCGATTAAATTCATCGCTAAGGTAAAGTGCTTCGCTTGGGCATTTTCCGTTTTCCAGTAATGTTTCCCAGAAATCTTTATCGAAACACCCCTCAAGATACAGATAGCGGCAGATGTGAAGTAAATCACTTCGTGTCCATCCGTGCATGCTGCTACTTGTTACACCATATTCACTTTCTAGTTTATAGAATGTGAGCGCCTCCCGGTCGTGCCAGGCTTTGCACAGACGATCGTATATCTTTTTAGCTTTGTTTTTAGATGTGCCGAAAAACTCTTCGTAAATTTCATGTGGGCGAGCAGGAATACTTCCGTCGCCATCCTGCAAGAAAGGATAAACATCTGCCTCCCAGGCATACACGTAAGAATCGCTGAACTCATCATAGTGTTTACCAAGGTGGAGAATCTGCAATCGTTGCTGAATGAACATTGCTTTTTTCAGTTCATTTTCTGACATAGTTCGTTCCTCCTGATTGACGAGCAGAAAATGTACGGAACAGCTTATTTATTTTTTCAGGTTTTGTAAATTATTTGTTCGTGGTTGTTCCAGGTTGTTCGGTGATTCTGGCTGATGTTTACATACTGATTTTTATGTATATGTTGGCGTGTGGCACTCAGACGTGAGCCGCCACAATGCCGCCTGACCCCCTGCGCGATGCCGGGTTGATCTGCGAGATGCCGGGAGTGTCGGGCGGCGCTCCCTCCGTGTTGGTTTCACGTCCTGAATCTTAACCAATACGAGAAAACCTTCATGAAGAAATTAATCGAACTCCGCCAGCAAAAAACCGCCCTGAAAAACCAGATGCGATCCCTGCTGGAAAAAGCCGACAGTGAAAACCGCAGCCTGAACGATGACGAGGGCAAACAGTTTGATGAACTGCGTGCAAAAGCCGATTCCCTCGACACAGAAATTTCCCGTCTTGAAGCTGTTGCGGATGAAGAACGTAACCAGCCAGGTGTTTCCGTCGAAGAGAAAATCACCAAAGACGAACTGCGCTCTTACATTCTGACCGGGGAAACCCGCAACCTGTCCGGCAGTGTCCCGGCTGATGGTGGTTATACGGTTATCCCGGAACTGAACAGAGAAATTATGCGTCAGCTTTCTGATGAATCGGTGATGCGTAAAATCTGTACCGTTAAAACCATTCACAGCAATGAATTTAAGCAACTGGTTTCTGCCGGGGGTGCGGTCGTTGAACACGGCGAAGAAGGTGCGGCACGTAACCAGACGGCAACACCAAAACTGAATGAAGTCAGTATCCGCCTGTATCCGATCTACGCTTACCCGAAAACCACTCAGGAAATTATCGATTTTTCCGAAGTCGATATTATGGGCTGGTTATCTTCTGAAATTGGCGACACTTTCGTTGATACCGAAGAAATGGATCTGGTTTCTGGTGATGGCGAGAAAAAAGCTAAAGGTTTCCTGGCTTTTCCGCGCACTGCGGATAACGACAAAACCCGTCCTTTCGGTACGCTCCAGACGAAAAAAGTTACTGGCAGTCTCAGCGCCGACATGCTGATTGACCTGAAATTTACGCTGCGCAATAAGTACCGCAAAAAAGCTGTATGGGTGATGAACTCAAATACAGCCGCCTCCGCACAAAAACTGAAAAATGCCACTGGTGATTACATCTGGCGCGATCGTTTACAGGCTGGTGATCCTGATTCTCTGCTGGGGCTTCCGGTTGAATATCTGGAATTTATGCCGGACGGTGTGATTGCAGTAGGTGACTTTAAGCGCGGTTATTTCATCGTTGACCATGAAACCGGTACGCGTACCCGTCCGGATTTCAGCGAACCCGGATTCATTAACATCTATACCCAGAAATATCTGGGCGGTGGTGTGGTGGATTCGAACGCCATCAAGATTCTGGAAATTCAGGCTGGCAAGTAATGAGCAAAGGGGGCTTCGGCCTCCTTTTTCAGCTTTATGGAGTACACCGATGAAAAATACCGATTTTGAAATCCGTACATCTGAACTGACCGCCAGTGATAAAAAACTGGTGGGTTATGCCGTTCGCTGGAACAGCCTTTCAGAAATTATCTGGGACGAATTCCGCGAACAGTTTACGCCGGGGGCTTTTGCTGACTATCTGGCGGCGGGTAATGATGTGCGCTGCCTGTATGAGCATGACTATACCCGACTGCTGGGGCGCACCAAATCCGGAACACTGGTACTGACTGAGGACAACACCGGGCTACGTTTTGAACTGACACCGCCTGATACCCAGCTTGGAAAAGATGTGCTTACGCTGGTGGAGCGTGGCGACATTACAGGAATGAGCTTTGGCTTTCGCGCATTATGCGAAGAATGGAATATCGCGCAAAAACCGTATCTGCGCACTGTTACCGCCGCAGAACTTCGTGAAATCACGATAACGTCAATGCCTGCTTATCCCGAATCTGGCGTGGAGATTGCCCGCCGTTCGTTGTTTGCACAGCACCCTGAATTACGCCCGACAGGAAATAATCGTCATCGCTGGGCTGAACTGGCGGGGTTGTGATATGTGGTGGCCTTTTAGTCGTAAAAAAAGCGATCTGCGTAACCTGTCCATTGATGATTTTCTGGCGCTGTCCGGCGTACCGAATACCGGATCCGGAGAATATGTTTCTGCCGGGACGGCTGAATCATTGCCTGCTGTGATGAACGCGGTTTCTGTCATCGCTGAGGCGGTGGCCACGATGCCGTGTTATCTGTATCTGGTACGTAATGACAAGGGCAGGGAGGCGCGGGAATGGCTGGACAGTCACCCGGTCGATATTCTGCTGAATGAGCAGCCTAATTCGTGCCAGACACCTTACCAGTTTAAACGCACAATGATGCGTCACTGCCTGCTGAACGGTAACGCCTATGCGGTTATTGAGTGGGGGCGGGACGGTCAGCCAAAATCACTTCATCCTTATGCGCCGGGTTGTGTTGTACCGGAACGCACTGGCGCACACAAATACCGCTATACCATCACCGAACCCTATACAGGAACGGTGCGCACGTATTTACAGGAAGAAGTCCTGCATCTCCGCTATGCCTCGGATGATGGCTTTCTGGGACGTTCCCCCGTCACGATTTGCCGTGAGGCGCTGGGGCTTGGCCTTGCTCAACAGCGTCACGGAGCCAGCATTATGAAAGATGGCATGATGGCGGCAGGGGTTATTACGTCAGGCGAATGGCTGGACGGCGTGAAAGGTAAACAGGCATTAGACGCCCTGGAACGCTACAAGGGGGCGAAAAATGCCGGAAAAACGCCAATCCTTGAAGGGGGCATGGATTACAAGCAACTGGGGATGAGTAACCAGGATGCGGAATGGCTGGCCTCCCGTCGCTTCTCCATTGAAGACATCGCCCGGATGTTCAACGTATCGCCTATTTTTCTGCAGGAATACAGCAACAGCACCTACAGCAATTTCAGCGAGGCAAGCCGCGCGTTTCTGACCATGACAATGCGCCCATGGCTGGCGAACTTCGAACAGCAAATTAAGGCCGCTTTGCTGGTGGCTTCTCCCGTACCTGGTACCCGTTATCTGGTTGAGTTTGATTCAGCCGATTTATTACGCGCCACCCCTACCGAACGTTACGCCACGTATGAGAAAGGGATTAAGAACGGGATCATGAATCCGAACGAAGCCCGCGAACGTGAGGGGATGCCGCCGCGTGAAGGTGGCGACGAATTCAGCCAGGCATGGAAGCAGACGGTGGAAATTAAAGGTGAAAAAGATGAGTGAAGAAAAAATTACACCTGATGAGGTCAGGGCACATCTTCGCCTTGATAACTTCTACGATGAAGGCGAACTTCTGAAAATGTATACCGATGCGGCGCTGGAAGCCTGCCAGAAGCATATCGGGAAACGTTTTGAAGACGGGCTGGAATTTACCCCGGCAATACGTGTTGGTTGCCTGATGTACATTGCTTTCCTGTACGAGAACAGGGAAGCGGTTTCACCTGTGGAGCAGTCTGAACTGCCTATGGCTATTTCTGCGCTCTGGTCGGTTTATCGTGATGTAGGGGTGTACTGATGCCGTGGCAACCATTAAGGCGATGCACTGAGCCGGGCTGTAATAAGCGCGTGAAGTCCGGCAAGTGCGAAGATCACAGGCGGGCTGCATGGCGTGCAGAGGATGCCAGACGGGGACACCGCCGCGCGCGCGGGTATTCCCGACAGTGGGACAAATACCGCGCCCTGTACCTGAGCAAAAACCCGTTATGCGTGCGTTGTCTGGCTAAGGGGATTTATACGCCAGCTCTTGTGGTGGATCACATCATTCCCATCAATGGCGGCGGTGATGTTCTCTTCTGGCCTGAGTGGAATCACCAGGCATTGTGCCAGACGTGCCACAACCGTAAGACGACACGGGAAGATCCAGCCACGAAAGCGAACCGTAAGGCGGGCATGTATCGCGAGCAGGAAGAACGGGCGGCACATCGTAACGACTGGATGTATGGCGATGATGACTGAACAGGAGCAAAACAGGCTGATACGTGGACTGATAAGGCAGCGTGACACATGGAAGGCACAGGAGACAGGGCACAAAGCCAACAGGACAGGGCGCACAGAACGCACCACAGCGAAGCGATTAACCGACCGTGACCGCGAGGTCATGGAATGTTTTCGCAATCGCTGGTGAGGCCGTCAGAGGGGGTGGGGGAGGTTTTCAGGACAAAACCGTCCCTGCCGGACACCGACCGCCTCCTCAAATTTTTGTGCACGGAAATTTTTTTGAAAATAATTGGGCGAAAAAAGAACATGGCAAGACCACCAAAAGCCCCCGCTTACCTGGATGAAATCGCGGTCAGGCAGTGGAAGGAAAAATCGCGCCAGCTTTCCGGGCGGGAAGACCTTACCCCCGCCGACTGGAGCAATCTGGAACTGTATTGCGTTAACTACTCCATATACCGCAAAGCCGTCGAAGACCTTGCGACGCGCGGCTTCAGCATTGTTAACAGTCAGGGCAGCGAGAGCAGAAACCCCGCCCTGAGCGCAAAGGCTGACGCGGAAAGAATAATGATCAAAATGGCTTCTTTGCTGGGTTTTGACCCGGTAAGCCGCCGCAGAAATCCACCGGAAACAGAGGAAGAGGACGAGCTTGACCGCCTGGCATGAGTACGCAGAAGGCGTAAAAAACGGCAAAATTACGGCCTGTAAACGACTGAAACAGGCCGTTAAACGGTATTTTTCTGACCTTGAAAACCCCCTTTACACGTTCGATCCGGAGGTCGTGGAGCGGTTTATTGCCTTTTCTAGGGTGTGTCCGCACGTAAAAGGCGCAATGCGCGGTAGCCCCATTGAGCTGGAGCCGTGGCAGCAGTTCGCCTTTGCCTGCATCCTGGGCTTTAAGGTTAAGGCCACCGGACGGCGCAAATACACCAGCGCATTCATTGAAGTACCGCGAAAAAATGCCAAATCCACGGTCGCCGCTATCCTGGCTAACTGGTTTCTGGTTATGGAACACGGGCAGCAGGATATTTACACCGCCGCCGTGAGTCGTGATCAGGCGCGGATCGTGTTTGATGATGCGCGTCAGATGTGCCTTTTATCCCGACCGTTACGAAAGCGGGTAAATATTCAGGCGCACAAGGTGATACACCCGAAAACCAACAGCCTGTTAAAGCCACTGGCAGCAAAAGCGGCAACCATTGAGGGGACAAACCCGAGTCTTGCCATTGTGGATGAATATCACCTGCACCCTGACAACGGGGTTTATTCCGCGCTTGAACTGGGAATGGGGGCGCGTCCGGAGGGGTTATTATTTGCCATCACCACATCGGGGAGCAACGTTGTTTCAGCCTGTAAACAACACTACGACTATTGCTGCCAGATACTGGATGGTGAAGAGGTGAACGAATCCATGTTCGTGCTGATTTACGAGCTGGATGATGAAAGCGAGGTTGACGATCCGGCGATGTGGATAAAGGCGAATCCCAATATCGATGTTTCCGTCGATCGTGAAAAACTGGCCTCAACCATCCAGAAAGCGCGGGGTATTCCGTCGCAGTGGGTGGAAATGCTCACCAAGCGATTCAATATCTGGTGTCAGGGGGCTACGCCGTGGATGGGTAACGGTGCATGGGCGGAGTGCGCCGGAACGTTCGCGGAGGCGGATTTATACGGGCAGGAGTGCTACGCGGGGCTGGACTTATCATCAACCAGCGATATTTCCAGCGTGTGCTATGCCTTTCCGGTCGGTAAAAAGATTATGCTGGTTTCCCGTCACTATCTGCCGGAATTTCAGCTACAGAACCCCGCCAATAAAAACCGCGCCATCTATCGCCAGTGGGTAAAGGCGGGCTGGATACGCACAACACCGGGTGACTGCATTGATTATGACCGTATCCGTGATGACATCATGGCGGATGCAGAGAATTTCAATATCAGGCTGGTGGGCTTCGATACATGGAACGCCACGCACCTGAGGACGCAGCTACAGGGGGCAGGATTTGAGGTGGAGCCGTTCCCGCAAACATACCTTCGTTTCAGTCCGGCGGCGAAATCGTTCGAAGTTTTTGTTAACCGGAAGGTGATTGTTCATCGTGGTGATCCGGTGCTGGCCTGGTCAATGAGTAATGTTGTGATGCAGAGTGACGCGAACGCCAATATCAAGCCGAACAAGAAAAAATCATCCAACAAGATAGACCCGAGCGTTGCGGCGCTGATGGCGTTTGGCACATTCCAGGCAGAGCATGAGGAATTTGCATTCGATATGAGCGACAGCCACAAAGAGCGGCTTGCGGCGTTTGATGGTGTGTAACGGAATGGATGAGAGAGGACAATGCTCATTTAATGGAATAAATTTTCAGTATTACCGGTACCCACTTTCAGGGATGTTTTTGCGGGTTATTTGAGGGGGAGGTGCGGGTTATTTTGAATGTCTTGCGGGTTACATTCTGGCTGATATTTAAATACGTTGTTTTTTAACGCATTGATATTAAAGAGTAAAAAATACTTAGCACGCGAAGATAACCCGCTAACCCGCATAACCCGCGCTGTTTTGTATATATATACGAAAAATTGCATTCAGGGGGGGATCGAAATTTCTACTGCCTCTTATCTCTTTGAGTGCTCACCTCGTCAGATTGTTACACACAAGAAATAAAAAATGCTTCGCGATGGTAGGTCGAATCACTGTATCAAAAAACGGTGTGTATCAGCATTAAAACAATACAGATACGTGTATTGCGCTGTGTATTGCTTGATGATTTATAAAGACTGTTTTTTCATGTTAAACGATTGATATACAGGTGATTTTAAAAAACTTGAAATATTCTCACGAAACACATGAATGTGTGGGTCACTGCCGAATCTGCCTGGATGGACATGATTAAGTGGGAGAAGTGCGAATACATTGCTCCACAGCATGAGCTGAAAACATATCCCATGTGGGTCGGCGTCGACCTTGCTCATAAGATTGATATCTGTGCGGCGGCAAAACTCTGGCGAACCGATAACGGACATGTTCATGCCGATTTTAAATTCTGGCTTCCGGAAGGACGGCTGGAACGATGCTCGCGGCAGCAGGCAGAACTTTACCGGAAGTGGGCAGAGATGGGGAAGCTCATCCTGACGGATGGTGATGTTATCGATCATGCTCAGATAAAAAGTGACTTACTGGAATGGATTGGCGGTGAAAACCTCAGGGAACTGGGATTTGACCCGTGGAGCGCAATGCAGTTCAGTCTGGCGCTGGCTGAAGAAGGGATACCGCTGGTGGAAGTTCCGCAGACGGTCCGCAATCTGTCAGAGGCTATGAAGGAAACGGAATCACTGGTTTATGCCGGACGTTTCCACCACAGTAATCATCCGGTTATGAACTGGATGATGTCTAACGTTACGGTAAAACCGGACAAAAACGACAATATCTTCCCGAATAAATCCACGCCGGAAGCCAAAATCGACGGCCCTGTTGCGATGTTTACAGCAATGAGCCGGATGCTGGTCAATGGCGGTGAACCGGAGCCGGATCTGTCTGAACATCTGGTCAGCGTGGGTATCCGTTCGCTTTAACCGAGGGCATTATGTTTCTGATAATTCTCACGCCACTGGTGGGCGTGCTGGGGGCGCTTTTGCTGTCGTATGGCGCATGGCTGATTTATCCCCCGGCAGGTTTTGTTGTTGCAGGGGCGCTGTGCCTGTTCTGGTCGTGGCTGGTTGCGCGTTATCTCGATCGCGGTCAGCGGGTCGCCTCCGGAGGTGAGTAATGTTTTTCCAGGGGCTTTTTCAGCGCAAAAATAACACTCCCGTTACAACACCCGGGATGCTTGCGGAAGAGCTGGGATTGTCATACGACACCTATACCGGAAAGCGGATCAGTAGTCAGCGGGCCATGCGGCTGACGGCGGTGTATTCCTGCGTCAGGGTGCTGGCGGAGTCTGTTGGTATGCTGCCCTGCAGCCTCTACAAAATCACCGGCACCCTTAAAACACGGGCGGTGGATGAACGACTGCATAAGCTGGTTTCAGCCAAACCCAATGGCTACATGACGCCGCAGGAATTCTGGGAGCTGGTTATCGTCTGCCTGTGTCTGCGGGGTAATTTTTACGCTTACAAGGTGAAGGCGCTGGGGGAAGTTGTGGAGCTTCTTCCGATAGATCCGGGTTGTGTGGAACCGAAGCTGAACAGCCAGTGGCAGCCGGTTTATCAGGTGACGTTTCCGGATGGTTCCGTGGATGTGTTGACTCAGGATGAAATCTGGCATGTGCGTACTCTGACGCTGGACGGACTGGTCGGGCTGAATCCCATTGCGTATGCGCGTGAGGCCATTTCACTGGCAGCGGCAACTGAGGAGCACGGCGCCAGGTTGTTTGGTAACGGTGCTGTGACATCCGGTGTGTTGCGTACGGAACAAAAGCTCACGCCGGATGCTTATGAGCGCATGAAGAGGGATTTTGAGGAGCGTCATCTTGGGCTGGGTAATGCGCACCGTCCGATGATTCTGGAAATGGGGCTGGACTGGAAGCCGGTGGCACTGAATGCCGAGGACAGTCAGTTCCTGGAAACCCGCAAGTTTCAGCTGGAAGAAATCTGTCGTCTTTTCCGCGTGCCACTGCATATGGTGCAGAACACTGACCGCGCCACCTTCAACAATATTGAAGAGCTGGGGCTTGGTTTTATTAACTATTCCCTTGTGCCGTATCTGACCCGTATTGAACAGCGGATCAATACAGGGCTGGTCAGGGAGAGTAAAAAGGGAAAATTTTACGCCAAATTTAATGCCGGAGCGTTGTTGCGTGGTGACATGAAATCCCGCTTTGAAGCGTATGCCACGGGGATTAACTGGGGGATTTATTCCCCTAATGACTGCCGTGATCTGGAAGATATGAACCCTCGCCCGGGCGGTGATGTGTATCTGACGCCGATGAACATGACCACCAGACCCTCTGCTGGCGATGACAACGGTAAGAAAAAGGAGAGTGGAGATGCAGACAAAACAGCGTCTTGATATACCGCTGAACCTGAAATCCGTCAGTGATTCCGGGGAGTTTGAAGGTTACGGCTCTGTTTTTGGTATTAAGGACAGCCACGATGATGTGGTGGTCCCCGGTGCTTTTACCGAAACACTTCAGAAATGGAGTGAAAAAAAGGCGCTGCCTGCGTTGCTCTGGCAGCACCGCATGGATGAGCCCATCGGTGTGTACACCGAAATGAAAGAAGATGATGTCGGGCTTTATGTCAGGGGGCGATTACTCGTTGATGATGATCCCCTGGCAAAACGTGCACATGCTCATATGAAGGCCGGTTCTTTAACCGGCCTTTCTATTGGCTACATCCTGAAAGACTGGGAGTACGACCGTGAAAAAGGGGTATTCCTGCTGAAAGAGATCGACCTGTGGGAGGTCAGTCTGGTGACGTTTCCTTCCAATGATGAGGCTCGCATCAGCGATGTGAAAAATGCGCTGGCGCGTGGGGAGATCCCTGATCAGAAAATTATTGAGCGGGTCCTGCGCGATGTTGGACTTTCGCGAACCCAGGCCAAAGCATTCATGGCCGGGGGATATGGCGCTTTATCCCTGCGTGATGCTGAGGATGTGGATGCCGCACTGAATGCACTGAAAAATCTTAAATTTTAACCAGGAGAAAAATAATGGCTGATGTTAAAGATGTGGAACAGGTCGCGCAGGAGTTGCAGCGGAAGTTTGACGATTTTAAGGAAAAAAACGACAAACGTATCGACGCGATCGAGCAGGAAAAGGGAAAACTTGCTGGTGAAGTGGAAACCCTCAACGGAAAACTGGCTGAACTGGAAAATCTGAAAAGCGATCTTGAAGCTGAACTGGCTGAAGTCAAGCGTCCGGCAGGCGGCACGCAAAATAAAGTTGCCGGTGAACATAAAGAAGCGTTTATCGGATTTATGCGCAAGGGGCGTGAAGACGGGCTGCGTGAGCTTGAGCGTAAGGCGCTTCAGGTAGGTAATGATGAAGATGGTGGTTATGCCATTCCGGAAGAACTGGATCGCACCATTCTGACGCTGCTGAAAGATGAGGTGGTGATGCGCCAGGAAGCCACTGTGATCACCCTCGGTGGCTCGGATTATAAAAAACTGGTGAATCTGGGCGGCACAACGTCCGGATGGGTGGGGGAAACGGATGCACGTCCGGAAACCGCCACCTCAAAACTGGGGCTGATTGAACCCTTTATGGGGGAAATCTACGGCAACCCGCAGGCTACCCAGAAAATGCTCGATGATGCTTTCTTCAATGTGGAAGACTGGATCAACAGTGAGCTGGCGCTGGAATTTGCCGAACAGGAAGAAATTGCCTTTACCAGTGGCGACGGCAGCAAAAAACCAAAAGGTTTTCTGGCTTATGAGTCCACCGATGAAGATGACAAGACCCGTGCGTTTGGCAAACTTCAGCACATTGCTTCCGGCGCGGCTTCTGGCGTGACCGCTGATGCGATCATTAAACTGATTTACACCCTGCGTAAGGCGCACCGCAGCGGCGCGAAGTTCATGATGAACAACAGCAGCCTGTTTGCCATTCGTCTGCTGAAGGATAACGACGGAAATTATCTGTGGCGTCCGGGTATTGAGCTGGGTCAGCCTTCTTCTCTGGCAGGGTATGGCATCGTTGAGAATGAACAGATGCCGGATATTGCTGCCGATGCAAAAGCCATTGCGTTTGGTAACTTCAAACGTGGCTATACCATCGTTGATCGCATCGGTACCCGTATCCTGCGCGATCCGTACACCAATAAACCGTTTGTGGGTTTTTATACCACCAAGCGAACCGGCGGTATGCTGGTGGATTCTCAGGCGATTAAGCTGATGAAAATTGGGGCTGCAACCCGCCAGAAAGCCGCTGCGTAATGCGGTTTTTTTTGTGCCCGCGTAATGGCGGGCACAGGAGGAAAATATGCTCCTGAAAGAAGAGGAGATTAAATCTCATCTCCGGCTCGATGATGGTTTGTACAGTGACGGCGATTTTCTGAAACTGCTGGCACAGGCGGTACAGAAAAGAACAGAGACATACCTGAACAGGAAGTTGTATGCACCGGAAGAGACGATTCCGGAAGACGATCCTGACGGGATGCATCTGACTGATGATGTTCGTCTGGCAATGCTGATGCTGGTCAGTCATTTTTATGAAAATCGCTCAACGATCACCGATGTGGAGAAGCTGGAAACGCCAATGAGTTTCAGATGGCTTGCTGGCCCTTACAGGATTGTCCCGCTATGAAAATCAGGCAAAGTCAGACCAGTGCCACTTACCTTTTACCGGATCCCGGAGAGCTGAATCGCCGAATAAAGATCCGCCTTCGGGTGGATGAACCCACCGCTGATTTTGGTACGGAGCCGACATATACGGAGTCGTTTGATGTCTGGGCAAAGGTGGCTCAGCCAGGCGCTGCCGCTTATCAGGGCTCAGTGCAGACAGAAAATATCGTTACGCATTATTTTACGATCCGTTTCCGTCACGACATCACGGCAGATCATGAGGTGGTTTATTACGGTCAGGAGTACCGGATCCGGCGAATACGCGACCTGAACGGTCAGCGGCGTTTTTTATTGCTGGAATGTGAAGAACTGCGTACAGCGCGACGACGGGGTGAATGCCATGAATCAGACAGCATTTTTACACGTCGACTTTAAACAACCAAAGGAGCTGGAGTTTAATCGCGCCCGTCTGCGTCGGGCATTTGTGCAGATCGGGCGCGTCTATATGCGCGACGCAAGACGTCTGGTGATTAAACGCGGACGATCCGGTCCGGGAGAGAACCCGGGATATCAGACCGGGCGTCTGGCCCGCTCCATCGGTTATTACGTTCCCAAAAAAACGACGCGTCGCCCCGGACTGATGGTGAAAATTTCTCCTAACCAGAAAAACGGGCAGGGGAATCGCCGTTTCCCTGAAGGCGCACCCTATTATCCGGCATTTCTGTATTACGGCGTTCGCCATTCAGCTTATGGAATGGATAAAAAGGATAAGCGGCAGAAGAAGCACCATTCTTCGGCTTTCCGACTGGCCCCGCGTAATAACTTTATGGCTGACGTTATTGAGCGGCGGCGTCACTGGACGCAGGAACTGTTGTCCCGTGAGCTGCAGCGTTCGTTACGTCCGGTAAAAAGGAAGCATAAATGAAGTTGACAACGATAATTGCGGCGCTGCGTGAGCGATGCCCGCGTTTTGAGAATCGCGTTGGTGGCGCGGCGCAGTTTAAGGCGATCCCTGATGCCGGAAAACTGCGACTGCCTGCTGCCTATGTTGTCCCCTCTGACGATGCGCCGGGGGAACAAAAATCACAGACCGATTACTGGCAGGATTTGACAGAAGGCTTCTCCGTTATTGTTGTGCTCAGCAATGAGCGTGATGAAAAAGGGCAGTGGGCAGCCTATGACGCCGTTCATGATGTCCGGAGAGAACTCTGGAAAGCCCTGCTTGGATGGATGCCGGATCCGCAGGGGGGCGAGATTGTTTATGCCGGTGGCACCCTGCTGGATCTGAACCGTTACGAACTGTATTACCAGTTTGATTTTACGGCGAAGTATGAAATCGCGGAAGAAGACACGCGACAGGCAGAGGACGTGAATGCCCTGCCGGATTTATCCCTGCTGAGTATTGATGTGGATTACATCGATCCTGGTACTGGCCCGGATGGTGACATTGAGCACCATCTGGAAATGCGTTTCCCTCAGAAATAAGAGTCCCTCATGTTTGTGAAACCCCTGAAAGGGCGGTCAGTTCCTGACCCTGCCCGTGGAGACCTTTTGCCTTCTGACGGGCGAAATGTGGAAGAAAGCAGCTACTGGCTTCGCCGTATAGCGGCGGGTGATGTGGTACGTGTTAAACAGGATAAGGCTAAAGAATCATGACAATAAGTTTTAGTGCTGTTCCGTCGGATACGCTGGTGCCGTTGTTTTACGCCGAGATGGACAATTCTGCGGCAAATACAGCAGTGACCAGCGCGCCTGCATTATTGATCGGGCATGCCAGCAACGATGCCGCCATTGAGGTTAACAGCCTGGTGCTGATGCCGTCGGCAGATTATGCCCGCCAGATTTGTGGGGCCGGGAGCCAGCTGGCGCGTATGGTTGACGTCTACCGTCAGACAGATCCTTTCGGTGAACTGTATGTTATTGCAGTACCGGAAGCCAAAGGGGCGGCGGCGACGGTCAGGGTGACAGTTACCGGAGAAGCAGAGGAAAGCGGCACCCTGAGTCTGTATCTCGGGCGCTCCCGTGTACAGGTGCCTGTGGTGAATGGCGATGATGCCACTGCGGTTGCCGCCGCGATTAAGGAAGCGGTAAATGGGGTTATCACCCTGCCGTTTGCGGCGTCATCTGATGCAGGTGTGGTGACACTGACTGCCCGCCATAAGGGGCTGTATGGTAACGAGTTGCCTGTCTGCCTGAATTATTATGGTTCTGGTGGTGGTGAGATTCTGCCTGCGGGGCTTCAGGTTGTGACGGAAGCCGGAACTGCGGGTAGTGGCGCGCCTGATCTTACTGCCGCTGTTGCTGCTATGGGCGATGAGGCATTCGACTTTATCGGTCTGCCGTTCAACGATGCCGCCTCCATCAATATGATGATGACCGAAATGAATGACAGCAGCGGTCGCTGGAGTTATGCGCGCCAGTTATACGGGCATGTCTATACCGCAAAACTGGGAACGCTGTCAGAGCTGGTTGATGCCGGAGATATGCATAATCAGCAACATATCACGCTTGCCGGTTACGAAAAAGAAACCCAGTCGCCTGTCGATGAACTGGTTGCCAGTCGCCTTGCCCGTGAAGCGGTATTTATCCGCAATGACCCGGCCCGTCCGACACAGACGGGGGAACTGGTGGGGATGCTTCCGGCACCGAAAGGTAAGCGATTCATCATGACAGAGCAGCAGACCCTTTTATCTCACGGCGTGGCGACGGCTTATGTGGAAGGCGGCACGTTGCGGATCCAGCGTTCCGTAACCACCTACAAAAAGAATGCATATGGCGTGGCAGATAACAGCTATCTGGACAGTGAAACACTGCATACCAGCGCATACGTTCTTCGCAAACTGAAATCGGTCATCACAGGCAAGTACGGACGCCACAAGCTGGCAAATGATGGTACCCGTTTTGGTCCGGGGCAGGCGATTGTTACTCCTGCCGTTATCAAAGGGGAGCTTCTGGCGACATATCGTCAGATGGAGCGTGCCGGTATTGTGGAAAATTACGATCTGTTTAAACAGTATCTGATAGTTGAGCGTGATGCGGATAACCCGAACCGACTGAACACGCTGTTCCCGCCGGATTATGTTAACCAGTTACGTGTCTTTGCGGTGGTTAACCAGTTCCGTCTCCAGTATTCAGAGGAGTCAGCATAATGGCAAAGATCGCCGGAACCTGTTTTTTTAAAGTGGATGGTCAGCAGTTATCGCTGACAGGTGGCATTGAAGTGCCGATGAACACCAATGTCCGGGATGATGTCGTCGGCATGGCAGGGGATGTGGATTACAAGGAGACCTGGCGGTCACCTTACGTTAAGGGCACGTTTAAAGTGCCCAAAAATTTTCCGGTCGACAAAATTACCACCTCAGACCAGATGACGATTACCGCTGAGCTGGCAAACGGCATGGTGTATGTGCTTTCGGCGGCATGGCTGCACGGAGAGGCTAACCATAATGCCGAAGAAGGCACGGCAGATCTTGAATTCCACGGCGAAGAGGGAGGATATCAGTAATGAGCGTGACAGAAATTGTTTTAAAAAAACCGGTGACAGCGCATAACGAAACGCTGTATGTGCTGGAGTTGCGTGAACCCACGTATGACGAAATCGAGGCGCTGGGTTTTCCTTTCATTATTTCCGGTGAGGGCAGTATTAAACTGGACAGCCAGGTGGCACTGAAATATATCCCGCTGCTGGCGGGGATCCCGCGTTCATCGGCGGCGCAGATGGCAAAACTGGATATTTTTAAGACCAGCATGCAGATCCTGCGTTTTTTTACCCAGTCGGAGACGGGAAGCACCTCCGGAAACGACTCTACAATGTTGCCTGGTTCTGGAAACTGAATCCACTGGAGCTGCGACGGGTGGCTATTTCGCAGTTTACAGAACTGGAAGCCGAGGCCGTCCGCATTAACGAGGAGATGAAGCATGGCTGACAGTTTTCAGCTGAAGGCGATCATCACTGCCGTGGATAAGGTATCGGCACCGCTGAAGGGGATGCAGCGCCAGCTGAAAGGCTTTAAAAAGGAGTTTGCCAGCCTGTCTCTGGGCGCAGCGGGTGCCGGAACCGCAGTACTGGGGGCGCTGGCGCTCCCGGTCAAATCTGCCATTGCCCTTGAATCCAAAATGGCGGATGTCCGGAAAGTGGTGGATGGTCTGGATACGCCGGAAGCGTTTAAGGCAATGACGGAACAGGTGCGCGACCTGTCAACAGAACTGCCCATGTCGGCGGAAGGTATCGCCGAAATCGTGGCGGCGGGTGGTCAGGCTGGCATAGCCCGTGACGAGCTGATGCAGTTTACTGACGACGCCGTGAAGATGGGGGTGGCCTTTGACACCACGGCGGAAGAATCCGGTCAGATGATGGCACAGTGGCGCACTGCCTTTAAACTGACACAGGGAGAGGTGGCAGGACTTGCGGACAAGATTAACTATCTTGGTAATACCGGTCCTGCAAGTGCGAAAAAGATTTCTGATATCGTGACCCGTATTGGCCCTTTAGGCGGTGTTGCGGGTGTGGCCTCCGGAGAAATTGCCGCAATGGGAGCAACTATTGCCGGAATGGGGGTGGAATCAGAAATTGCGGCGACGGGGATAAAGAATTTTATGCTGTCGCTGACAGCGGGGAATTCTGCCACCAAATCGCAGAAAAAAGCGCTTCGCCTGTTGCGCATTGACCCGAAAAAACTGGCGGCGGATATGCAGAAAGACGCCCGTGGGGCCATGCTGCACGTACTGGATTCTCTGGCGAAAGTGCCGAAAGAAAAACAGGCTGCAGTGCTGAATGCGCTGTTCGGGAAGGAATCTCTGGGAGCCATCGCGCCGTTGCTCACGAATCTGGATTTGTTGCGAACCAATTTTAATCGTGTGGCGGATGCGCAGCAGTATGGCGGCTCAATGCAGAAAGAATATGCCGCCCGTGCCGCGACGACGGAAAACCAGTTGTTGCTGCTGCAAAACCAGACAAAAGCGATTTCTTCCACGCTGGGGGAAACCTTCCTGCCTTCACTCAATGAAGGCATAAAAGAGATGAAACCTTTTCTGGAAGAAGTGCGCACGTTTGTCAGAGAAAATCCTGAGGTCGTAAAAACCATTGCTAAAACGGGGCTGGCACTGCTGACATTTGGTGTTGCCATTGGCTCGCTGTCGCGGATGGGAAAAATCCTTAGTGGTGTGATGAATATGACGCCGGCAAAGGGGCTCATTACGTTACTGGTGGCAGGCGCGTATCTCATTATTGATAACTGGGATACTGTCGGACCGATTGTGAAAAAGGTCTGGCGGGAAGTTGATCAGGTTGTCAGGGCGATGGGGGGATGGGAACAGGCTGTAAAAACAATTGCAACTGTTTCTGCCCTGTATATTGGTGTGAAGGCGGTGGCAAGCATTCGTGCAGCAATAGCCGCTCAGAATCAATGGACAGCGGCGGCAGGTAAAACATCCCTGAAATTAAAGGGCCTCGGAAAGATCAGCCTCATTGGGGGATTGCTTGAGCTCGGCATGATGGCGCAGGAGTTTGAAAAAGAACATCCCTGGCTTGTTAAAAATTTTGTGGCTGATGCACTGAACAGTGGATTTGGTCTGAATGATAAGTTCGACGAGTGGGGCAAACAGTTCCATGATTTTGTCTATGACATGACCGGATGGCAGATGCCACGTGGTGATGGGTATTTATCTCCAGATAAACGCTACACCCCAAATGTATCACTGGAAAGGAATCAACTGTTAAGCCTTTCATCGTCACCGGCAACCCGCAGCGAACTTAAGGTGACGTTTGACAACGCGCCGCCGGGAATGCGTGTCATCGATTTGCCGAAAACAGGCGATCCCTTTATGAAAATCACCCATGACGTTGGGTATTCACCTTTCAGGCGTTAATAATGAGGTATCAGAATGGATTTCCCTTCCTTACCTTCTTTGCCCTCTTTGTTTTCTTCATCTTCCGGAACGACCTGGCGCGATAATCTTTACGACGCGTCATTTCGTGGCGTTCCGTTTTCGGTGGAAAGCGACGAGGGTTCGTTCGGACGCCGCGTTCAGGTCCATGAATACCCAAACCGTGATAAACCGTACACGGAGGATCTCGGGCGTGCCACGCGACGGCTGACGATTAATGCGTATCTCGTTGGTGATGATTACGCAGAGCAGCGCGATCGGCTGATTACAGCGATTGAAACCGCCGGGCCGGGGACGCTGATCCATCCGCAGTTCGGTGAAATGCAGGGCTGTATTGACGGACAGGTGACCGTTTCTCACTCCAACACTGAAGGCCGTATGTGCCGGGTTTCATTTCAGTTTGTTGAAAGCGGGGAACTGTCATTTCCGGTCGCCGGAGCCGCAACCGCCAGAAAACTGGAAGAGTCGTCCGGCTTCCTGGATGAACTGATTGAAGACATGTTCGGCGATTTTGATCTCGCGGGAATACCGGACTTTATTCAGAACGATGTTATTGCCCGGGCAACCGATATGCTGGGAACCGTTCAGACAGCTTTCAAAATGGTTAATTCGGCTGTTTCTGCCGGAATGAGGCTGATGCAGGGCGATTTATCCGTCATTCTGATGCCGCCGTCGGTTGCCAGTGATTTTGTGCATATGTTGCAGGATACCTGGCGGGCAGGAACCAGACTGGCGGATAACACACAGGATCTGGTGCAGTCCATAACAACAATGTCCGGTATTACGCTGGATCCAGGATTGGCACCGCGTGCGGTGTGGCCCACAGATTCCGCATCGGTTGTCAGGCAAAAACAGCAGACAAATCTGGTGGCTGCAGTCATCCGGACGACGGCAATCAGCGAGGCTGCAAGGGCGGTCACTGCGCTGCCGCAACCCGGAAGTCTGGTGAAAAATCAGCAGGCAGTTGTGGCTGTTGGCGGCTCTGCTGAGCGTCAGTCTGATATTATTCATGTTTCACATCCGGCACTTGATAGTGTGGCTGCCAGTACAGAGCAGAATGAGACAGCACAACCACCCACGCGGGAAAATCTCACCATCATACGCGAATCGCTGAACGCGGCGATTGAGCAGGAGCTCAGGCGCACGGCGGATGACAGGCTGTTTTTTCAGCTGACGTCATTACGTACAGAACTGAACCGGGATATTCAGGCGCGACTGGTTCAGACGGAGGAAACCGCAGAGCGAACACCAGCGGAAGTTCTGCCTGCGCTTGTTCTGGCTGCGTCATGGTACGACGATGCGTCCCGTGAAACTGATATCCTGGATCGAAATGCCATCTCCCATCCGGGCTTTGTTCCGGTCAGGGCATTAAGGGTACCCGTCAGATGAATAATACCGTTTTACTTCGGGTTTCCGGTCGCGAATGGGGCGGCTGGACATCCGTCCGTATCAGTGCGGGCATTAACCGTATTGCCCGGGATTTTAATGTTGCCATCACCACCCGCTGGCCCGGCAGCCGGGATTATCAACCCCGGATAAAAAATGGTGACCTGGTTGAAGTGCTTATTGGTGATGATCCCGTGCTTAACGGATATGTGGAGGCGCTACCGCTTCGTTATGACGCCAGCAGTGTCAGCATGGGGATTGTCGGGCGAAGCAAAACAGCCGATCTGGTTGACTGTTCTGCTTTGCCACTCCAGCAGAGCGGAAAAAACCTGCTCAGAATAGTCAGTGAACTGGCTGCACCATTTGGCATCACCGTTGTTGATGCTGGCGTGCCGCAGACAGCGGTGATTGATGCCCAGCCGGAACACGGCGAAACCGTTGCTGATTGTCTTAACCGGTTGCTGGGGCAGGTTCAGACCCTGGCTTATGACGATGAATGCGGGCGACTGGTCCTGGGGAAACCCGGAGCAGGCAAAGCGGCGACAGCACTGGTGCTGGGAGAGAATATTCTTTCCTGTGACACGGAAAGAAGCATCAGAGAGCGGTTTTCTGAATATCAGGTCAGTGGGCAGCGCCCGGGCAACGACGATGATTTTGGTGAGGCCACCATTGCCGCAATACGTCAGACCATTCAGGACAGTGGCGTGACCCGTTATCGCCCTTTGTTGATTCAGCAGTCAGGTACAGCAACGACAGCAACCTGTAAGGCCCGTTGTGAATTTGAAGCGCGCCAACGGGCTGCGCTTACCCGTGAGACAACATATACGGTTCAGGGCTGGCGACAGGGCAATGGCGCGTTATGGCGTCCGGGATTATCTGTCATCGTTTTCGATCCGCTGAATAATTTTGATAATGATGAACTGGTGATCGCAGAAGTTACCTATAACCATGACGACCGGGGCACAACGACTGAATTACGGGTTGGCCCGGCAGATGCTTATCTCCCCGAGCCTGTTACCACCAGAAAGAAAAAAAATGTTGAGGAGGATTTCTGATGAACGGCTTTTCTCTTCGCAATCTGATTTCCCGGGCTGTCATCACGGCGGTGGATTCCGCCAGAAAGTGTCAGTCTGTAGGGTTGAAAATGATAGCCGGAGATCAGAAACAACACGTTGAGCATCTTGAACCTTATGGTTTTACATCTGCCGCACAGAACGGTGCTGAGGGCGTTGCTTTATTCCCGGCGGGCGATCGTTCTCATGGCGTAGTTGTGGTCGTGGCTGACAGGCGTTACCGGTTGAAAGGACTGAAACGTGGGGAAGTGGCGCTTTATGACGATCAGGGGCAGTCGGTTATCCTGACCCGTTCCGGTATTGTGGTGAACGGGGGCGGGAAGCCTATTATTTTTAAAAACGCGCCTAAAGCACGCTTTGAAATGCCTGTCGAATCCACCGCCGATATTACTGACAATTGCGACAGTGGCGGACTCAGCATGCAGCAAATGCGGCAGACCTACAATGCCCACAAACACACCGAAAATGGTGATGGTGGCGGGATCACTGACGCGCCGGATCAACCGATGGGCTGAAAATCATGATGATTAATGTTAACGGGCGACACGTGTCGACCGGGGCTTCGATCGACCTTCTGACGCGTGCTGTGATTATTTCGCTTTTTACCTGGCGGCGTGCCGGGCGGGATGATGATGCACCGCAGATATTTGGCTGGTGGGGGGATACCTGGCCTGCGGTTCAGAATGATCGCACGGGGTCACGTCTGTATCTGTTGCGACGCAGCAAGCTGACAAATAAAACCCCGCAGCTTGCCAGAGATTATGCCCGTGAGGCGCTGGCGTGGATGGTGGAAGATGGGGTCGCCGCCCGTCTTGATATTAACGCCGTCCGGACCGGGACAGACTCGCTGGCACTTGCCATTACCATTTACCAGCGTGACGGCAATATTCACAACATTATTTTTGATGATATCTGGAGTGAACTGAATGGCTGACAGTCAGTTTTATCGCCCCGGCCTCCCGCAACTTATTTCTATGATCCGGAGCGATTTATTAACCCGCTTTGAACAGGATACGCTGCTTCGTCGTATGGATGCGGAAGTGTATGCCCGTGTGCAGGCCGCAGCCGTGCACACGTTGTACGGGTATATCGATTATCTTGCCAGAAATCTGTTGCCGGACATGTGTGATGAAGACTGGCTGTACCGGCACGCCAGAATCAAACGCTGCCCGCGAAAAGATGCCGTGGCAGCCCGGGGATTTGTGCGCTGGGATGGCGTTGAAGGGACACCGGTATTGCCAGCGGGAACGCAGATCCAGCGTGACGATCAGGTGACCTTCACCACGACGGCGACGGTGACCGCAGTCGATGGTCTTCTCCGGGTGCCTGTTGTGGCAGACGAACCGGGTTTGGCGGGGAATACAGATGACGGTATTGCCATGCAACTGGGGACCCCCGTCAGTGGTCTGCCGTCCACAGGGTACGCAGACACCATTACAGACGGTGAAGATATTGAAAATCTGGAAATATGGCGTGCCCGCGTTATGGAACGTTATTACTACATTCCACAGGGAGGCGCAGATCCAGATTATGTTATCTGGGCGAAAGAAGTTCAGGGTATTAATCGTGCATGGACCTTCAGGCACTGGAAAGGTATTGGAACGGTTGGGGTGATGGTGGCGACGAACGATCCGGAACATCCGGCCCCGGATGAAAGCGTCATTAACGCAGTCAGGGAGCATATTCTTCCCCTGGCACCTGTTGCCGGAAGCGGATTGTATGTATTCGGTGCAACAGAGAAAGTCATCCCGATGACGATTGCGTTATCGAAAGACACACCGCAGATCAGGACTGCAATAAAAGCAGAACTGAATGCGCTGATGTTCCGGGATGGTGTACCGGAAGGGCGCATGTATCTGTCCAGAATCAGCGAGGCCATCAGTTTATCTGCAGGCGAGGTGGCCCACCGGTTAATCGCCCCTTCATCGGATATTGATCTTGGGGAAACCGAACTTCCGGTACTCGGGGAGATCACATGGCAGGCTTATGACCCGGTAAGGAGTAAATAATGGATTCGTTACAGGATGATTATACAAAATTGTTGTATGGCCTGATGCCGCCGGGACCTGCATGGTCAGATACCGACGGTGTACTTGACGGTCTGGCGCCGTCGCTTGTGCGTGTACATCAGCGGGCTGATGAACTGGTGATTGAAATCGATCCCGGTCAGTCAACAGAGCTGATTGAGCGTTATGAAGAATTGTATGGTTTACCTGATTCCTGCTCCCCTGTCGGGACTCAGACATTACGCCAGCGCCAGCAACGGCTGGAAGCAAAAGCTAATGTGGCTGGTGGCATAAATGAGCAGTTCTTCCTGGATCAGCTTGAGGCACTGGGATATACCGACGTGAAGATCGAACAATTCCAGCACCTGGATGCAAGCCCCGATCCGGAATGGGGAGATCGCTGGCGTTATTTCTGGCGCGTGACGTTGCCGGTGGATGCCGGTGCTCAGTGGCAGACATGCACGGATGCCTGCAACACACCGATCCGGACGTGGGGCGATACGGTTGCGGAGTGCGTGATTAATAAATTATGTCCGTCGCATACCGTCGTTTTATTTTCCTATCCAGATGAGGATGAAGATGCACAGGATTGATACGCTGACAGCGGTAAAAGATAAGTTTGGTCCGGGCAAGAACGGATTTACTGACGGAAATCTTCGCACAGGACGTCTTGCCACCTGGCTGAACAGTGCCATGTGGGATGCCATTCAGGAGGAAATCTGTGGTGTCATTGAGAAGGCAGGGATAGAACTGAATAAAGAAGAACACGATCAGCTCTATAAAGCCATATTATTACTGGTGGGCGGTGCAATTAACGAAGAGGCATTGCTGATCAAAAATAATCTTTCGGATGTGAAAAACAAGAATAAGGCTGTTGAAAACCTCGGATTAAAACCCACGGTCGAAAAGGCAAAAAATGCCGTTCAGCGCGATGGTGACACCATGAGTGGTGATTTGACGTTTGAAAATGACGCAATACTTGCGTGGATTCGAAATACAGATTGGGCAAAGATTGGGTTTAAAAATGATTCGGATTCAGACACCGATTCATATCTGTGGTTTGAAGCGGGAGATAATGGAAACGAATATTTCAAGTGGCGGAGTAAGTATGGAACTACAACCACGGACCTGATGAATCTCAAGTGGGATGCGCTGTATGTTCTTGTTAAAGCCCTTTTCAGTAGTGAAGTAAAAATATCTACACTCAATGCACTGAGGATATTTAATTCATCTTTTGGCGCCATTTTTCGCCGTTCTGAAGACAGCCTGCATATCATTCCCACACGAGAAAACGAAGGGGAAAATGGTGATATTGGGCCGCTACGACCATTTTCGATTGACCTCAGAACTGGTCGCATAACTATGGGGCATGGATTAAATGTTGGTGGACAAGTGGTTCCGACAGACTACAGCAATTTCGATGCTCGTTATCAGCAGATAAGAAACACCGCATCAAAAGCAGCAAATGGCTGGTTTAAGGATGAGGCCACGGGCGTCATTATGCAATGGGGGTATCTGTCAAACGCCTCATCCGGCCTGACTTTTCCGATAGCGTTTCCGTCAGCATGCGCCAGCATTACCATAACTAACGCACACACACGTGCAAATTACAGTATTGCGTTGAACTCGCTGTCAAATACAGGTGCAACGTTTTACAGCGAAAACAACGGGCATATGTATTGGACAGCGGTGGGATATTAATAATGGCGATTTATTTCAGTCCATCAACAAACGGTTTTTATAATTCTGACCTTCAGGGCGATTATGAAAACGCTGGAGCGTGGCCGGATGATTTAAAAGAAATTGCTGATGCCGATTATCTGAATTTGCTGGATGGTCAGGCCTCCGGGCTTATTATTCTGTCAGATGAAGACGGATATCCGGTATTAAAAGAACCCGTAATTAACTGGCAGCAGAAAGCAGAAATGCAACGCCAATGTCTGCTGGCTGAAGCAAAGGACGTCATCTCCGACTGGAAAACCGAGCTAGAGCTGGGAATCATCAGCGATGTAGATAAAGCCCGTCTGACACAATGGATGGCATATATCAAATCACTGAAGGCACTGGATTTAAGCAAGGTCAGTGATGAGCCATCCTTTGATTTAATTCCGTGGACGGAAAAACCAGTCATGTAAAACAATAACGGTCGCTTCCAGGAGACCGTTTTCAGTTCAGAGGCTCTATGTCTGTATTAATCAATGGTGCGCTGATTGATGGCGCAGGCATCCCCATGTCCGGGTACCACATTATTTTGAAATCCCGGGTAAACACCTCAGAAGTAGTGATGTGCACTAAGGCTGATGTGGTGACCGGAAATAACGGTGAATATTCGTTCGAGGCGCAGGTCGGAAAATACTGCGTTTATCTGAGACAGGACTGGCGAGACGAGCACTGTGTTGGCGACATTGCTGTATACGATGACTCGCGGCCCGGCACGCTGAACGACTTTCTGACTGCTCTCGATGAAGGCGACCTGAAGCCAGATGTTGTTAAGCGGTTCGAAGCACTGGTGACGCAGGCGCAGCAGAGCACGGAAGCGGCAGCGGAAAGCGAACGACAGGCCGGGCAACACGCAGCTGATGCGCAGAAGATTAAGGGTGATTGCCAGACGCTGGCGGATAACGTACAGAAGAATGCAGAAGCTGTAGCAGCCAGCAAACAGCAAGTTGAACAGCTGGCATCAGAAGTTGGGCTGAACGCCGGGCAGGTGCAGCAGGGCGTGCAGAGCGTTACTGATGCGGTAAAAAAGGCGGAGCAGGCAGCAAAGGATTCTGCTGACAATGCCACAGATTCGAAAAACAGTGCTGACAATGCGGCACTGAGCGAACAGAACGCACAAAAACACGCGCAGAAAGCTGAGCAACACGAGCAGCAGACCAAACAATATGCGCAGGATGCAGCGACCGCCGCAGAATCAGCAGAGAACGCCAAAGGCGAAATTGACGAAATTCTGGATGGCGGCTATCTCAAGATAAAAAACAACTTTCAGGAAATTGTTGATGCTGGCCCGTCAGCACTGGCTCAGGCCCAATGGAATTTACAGATTTCCGGGGTGAAAAATAAACAGGTAATTACCACCCCTTATACATGGCCATCCAGAACTGAGTATGAACAAAGGGTGCATCTGCCACTCGCCGGGGCTTACGGATTTGGCTACACATTTGAAGACCAAAGCCAGGGGCGAATAAATTTTAATGAGGGCTATACGGCGTCGTGGTGGTCACAGTGGGCGAAACCTGGTCGTTATTACGTCAGCGCCAGTGATAAAGAATACCTCGCACCTGAAGGAGACAGGTGGGGGATTGTTGATTTGCTGTGGCTTAATGGCAGCGGATATAACGATGCTTCGAAGGTTCTGAAGATACTGGCTTTTTACGATGATGACGGATACTTGCACATCGGCAGACGTATTGCTCAGAGCAACTCGAAAATAAGCTGGCGTAAACTCGCATCACTGCTGGATGTCCGGCAGATGTTGTATTCGTATATTTACAATAATTATAACAGGGAGTGGCGAGACCCGGAACTGGGAGGTTTAATTCTGGCGTCATACCAGGGAACCGCTGACGGCGACACAAATATTAAAGTATCCCGTGGTCAGACTTACCCCGGCTCACGACTTGCACCTGTGGCGATAGAGTGCCCGTTCACCCCGTCTGGTACGTATGCGGCAACACCGCGATTCTATATTACCGGCTGCAAGAGCAAATCACTCCCCGGAACCTATATTTCACTGTCTGGAGCACCCACAACATACAGCGACCAGGCTTTTGTGGCGCTATTCATGAGGATTGCATGATGCAAGTGAAAGAAATCACAAATCCCCGCTACACCGAATCCGGTGCGATTGACTGCGAGGTGCTTTTTGAAGGGATGGATGACCCCATCCCCTACACAGCCACGGCAGAAGATACAGCAGAGACAGGCCAGCACATCTGGCAGGAACTACAAAGTGGCAAATGGGGCGAAATCGCCCCGTTCACCATTACACCTGAACTTATCGCAGCGGCAAAGGATGCCAAAAAACGAGAAATTGAGGCATGGCGCACAGAACAGGAGGCGCAGCCGTTCACGTTCGAATGGAACGGTCACACATGGAATGCTGACCCCGACTCACTGGCCCGTCTCTATCCGGTGGTAATGGCTGCGAAATCTGATACAGCACGAACCGCCCTTGCGTGGGGCGACGCTGATAATCAACAGGTGAAACTGTCAATGCCGGAACTGGAAGAACTGGCGACAGCAATGGCGCAGGCACAGGTCGATCGCAACGATGAGATTTATCAACGCCAGCGGGAGATGAAGGAAGAACTGAATAACCTGGATGATTTGAGTTCTATTCGAGCATTTGGTGTTTGCTAA